CCCGCCGATGCTCCAGGCCGCGTTCGTGAGGCCGCCGTCACCGGCACCGCACGACAACCCAGCATACCCGACGCCGGCGTACAGGGCGCCGAGGCGCAGCCACTCATAGGTGCCGCTCGTATTGGCAAGCGTGTAAAAACCATCGCGTGGGCCACCGGAAGTGCTTCCACCGTTATCTACTGGGAAGATCAGTTCTGGCAGGTCATTGTCTCCGTGCATCTGTTTCGGATACTGCCACGCAGCAGAGGCCGGTGTCGGAATGCCAAGACCGCAGCTCACATAATCGCTCGTCTTGCTCGTAGACAGTTTTGTGGCATCTCTGCATACCCAAGGAGTGCAGCAGTTCACTCCGTTGTTGGCACCGTAGATCAGCATGGTATCTCCCATCGCCTCGTAGCATCCGACCATGTATTCAATTCCTTGAAGCTTGACCGGGTACTTATCCGAGGCGGGATTGATACCGCCGTCATTGCCGAGGACGTCGTCCGTGCTGCCGGTATACCACTGCATGGTAGACAGCCACATTTCCGTTGTCGTATCAAACGTGGTGCCTCCATTGTCCACATAAACAGCGCCGTAAGAAGCCCCATCTACTTCGACCGTCCGGATTTCCGTGATCCTCACGCGGTCCAGAACGTTGCTCTGAGCACGTTTCGATGCTGCAAGGACAATCGTTGAACCGACAATCAGGTTCGCGGCCTGCGCGGTCGTGAGAAGGATTCTTTCCACTCCTGTTTCGGCAAGGGCAGGCTGGTACTCATAGTTGTAGTTATTGCAGCCGTGGAGAATACGGTCGGAATCGAGCTGACCATATTTGAGATAAAGCATCAGTTTGAGCCATGCGTCATCCGCGCTCGTTGCGCCGCAGTACCTTGTTCCCCACTGGGTTCGAACGCCGGAAAGCTGTGTGTTGTGGGACACATTCCAAACCTTTGTTTTGACGCCGGAACAGCAGGTCCAGTTCTCGCCAAAGTTGTACTTGCCATGCACAACCCAACTTCGGACCGAGTTGTCCGCAAGCTCTACCGCTTCACTCAACGGATGGAAGCCGCTCGCATTCTCTTCATCGGTGTAGTCCCATCCATAAGTTTCGCCGTTATTGACGAACCGCACCCATCCAGCCATTTGCAGAACGCCGACAATCTTCTCCGGATTGTTCCGCTCGAACACGCCGCCGACGCCATCAATGCCGGTAATGTGCGGCTTTCCGGTATCATCCAGATATACATTGCAGTCCACACAGGCAAACAGTGGAAGGTTCTTGTAATCGTCCGTGTTCGCCTGTTCTGTGGTAGACGGAACGCAGGTCAGTCCGGCATTGTCTCCGGTTTTTGTACCGTCTGAGTTCGCTGCCGCGCCGGAAGCAGGGACAGCAAATCTCACGCCGCCTGTCCATCCGGTTCTTGTCGCTCTGTACCACTTATCGCAGATGGAGGTAAGATCCTGCATTGCATTGCAGCCGCTCAATTCAAAGTACTTCTTCATCTTGGCCTTGTAATCGGAATCCACAAACCAAGAAGCCGCCACATCTTCCAGAGTCGGAATCATGACGGTGTCTTCGTCGGAATTCGTATTGACCCACAGCTTCGTAGTTGCAGCGGTCGGCTGAGTATCGGAAACGGCAATCAGATTGTTCTTGATGTCGTTCTCTGCCGTTGTGGCTCTGGTATTTTCGGTATTGACAGCGCCGGTTATGACCTTGTTCTGCACCGGATTGGTGGAAGTCGTGGAAGTCGCGGAATCTACCGTGATCTTGTTAGCACCGGCCTCAATTCCTTCCAGCTTTGTCTTGTATGCGTCTGTGAAGTTGTTATCCGAGAGTCCGGCTCCACCGTCCGCATCCACTTTCGTTGCCAGTGCTGCAAATACTGCCGCGCTGGTAACAGGATTCGTGGAATTTTCGGTGATCGTAGCATCTACAATCGTCTTTGTAGCTTCCGAGGCAATTCCATCAAGCTTTTCTTTATAAGCATCGGTGAAATTATTGTCTGAGAGCCCAGCACCGCCGTCCGCGTCAACCTTCTTCGCGAGCTCCGCGTAGATTGCCGCGCTCGTGACCGGATTGTTAGAGTTCTGGGTAATTTCAGCATCAACGCTTACGTTGGTAGCGCCGTTCTGGATACCGGCAAGCTTTGTTTTCTCTTCAGAAGTGAAATTCTCATCGGAAAGCTGCTTCGATCCGCTTGAATTAACCTTCTTGGAAAGCTCTGTGTAGATAGCCTTGCTCGATACCGGGTTATCGGAATTCTGCGAGATTGCGGAGTCAACCGTAACGTTTGTTGCTCCTGTTTCAATGGACGCAAGCTTCTCTTTCTCACCGTTCGTGAAGTTGTTCTGAGACAGCTGCATCCCGGCAATCTTGTCTACTTTTTCATCCAGAGCTGCCTTGATGATCTTGTTCTGTACAGGATCAGTGGACGTATCACTGAGAGCGTTATCTACGTCGGTCAGAGGCTTGTTCTTAATGAACGCATCGCTCGTGCTGTCCGTCTCTGCCCAGTCAGCCTGCACATTGACTTCCGCGCCAGCCTCCACACCGGCCAGTTTCGTTTTCTCTGCCGTGGTGTAGTTGCTGTCCGTGTGCACATAATCCGCATCTTGTACAAGGTGTTCCGGCTTATTCAGGATTGCGGCGTCGCCGGAAACGGCGGTCCAGTCCGCCTGCACGTTGACTTCGGCACCGGCTTCAATGTTCTGGAGCTTCTGTCTCTGCGCGCTGGTGAAGTTCTCGTCTGTGTGGACGTAGTTGGCATCCTGTACAAGGTTTTCGGGCTTGTTCCGGATAAAGGCATCGGACTCGGTGTCAGTCTCGGTCCAGTCCCCCCGCACGTTTACCTGACCACCGGCCTCGATGTTTTCCAGTTTCTCCAACAGCGCGTCAGTCAGGTTGTTGTCTGTGTGGACGTAATTCTCGTCTTGGACCAGATTTCTCGGTTTGTTTCGGATGAAGGCGTCGCCGTAGGTCGCATTCCAGTCGACGGTGACGTTCTTGTTCGCGCCTTCCTCAATTGCAGCCAGCTTTTCTTTTTCGGCATCGGTATAGTCGTTGCTGCTGAGTCCCTTACCGGCGACGACGTCAACCTTGTTCGCCAGTTCTTCACCGGTCCGGTCCCTTGCGTCTTCCGCTGCCGCCTGCGCCGCTTCCGCAGCAGCCTGCGCGGTTTCTGCCGCGACTCTTGCGGTTTCGGCTGCTGCCTGAGAAGCCATAGCCTGCTGTCCGTAGGTACCGGCGTTTGCGATCATGGCCTCCCATTCAGCCTCGGTTCCTTCAAAACCGTGAGCTTTGGCAATGGCGTAGGCGCTGACATGACCGAGATTGGTTTTTACATCGACGAGACCGTCATGTTCCTCGATAGTAGGCATGAAACATCAAATCTCCTTCCTCAAGAGTAAAGTTGATATCCGTAACATTGATGGTTTTCAGCATGATCAGGTCGCCGTTCTCATCAATGTAGAAGTTGACAAATCCCATCTCTGTCGCTACCTGCCGCGCCGCTTCCGCATAGTCCGCTGCTTGGTCCCTTGCATCATAGGCAGCGTCTCTCGCTTCTTCTGACGCATTTCTCGCGGCTACAGCGTGAAATTCCGAGGTTGCAGCAGTCTCTTGTGACTGCTGTGCGGCCTCCTCAGAGGTCTTCGCGTTCGTTTCGGACAGTTTTGCATTGTCTTCCGACTCTTTTGCCTTGCCCTCCGAGACCTTGGCTGCATCCGCGTATTCCTTGGCTTTGGTTTCGGACTCCTTCGCGTTATCCTCAGATGCTTTGGCATTATCCTCAGACAGTTTCGCCGCGTCTTCAGAAGCTTTCGCATTGGCCTCAGATTCAGCCGCCGCTTGGGCGTTTGCGGCTACCTGATCCGCATGGGCGGCAACTCTCTCTTCCGCACCGAGGATGCTTTCTGCGGCCTCTATGGTTTCATCTCTCGCGGTCGTAACCTCTGCCGAAACTTGGGTAAGGGCTGCAAGGGTTTGCTCTGCAAAGTCTCTCTGGACAGGCGTAAATTCCTCTTCGACGCGTTCGGACTTGCGGTTGATCGGGATTTCGACATGGTATTCAACCGCGCCGTCATTCGCTCCAACATGAAGATACAGCCATGCGTGGATCGAAGCGCCGGACAGAAAATATTCGTTCGGGATCTCCACCCCGTCCGGTCCGCCAATCTGAGGCTTCGCTTTGCCTTTGAACGGCTCGTTGGAGAACTGGACTTCATACACAGAAGGAAGGTCAAGGTCTCCGAACTTCAAAATCTGCCCAACGTCGTATTGCCAAAGCGGAGGATCTACAATCGCGTGTCTTTTGCCCGGTTTGAATGTTACGATCGTGACGTTACTTGCTACAGACAATCTCCTCTACCTCCTTCCGAGTTACTTTTCGTGCTCATAATAAAAAATCAGCCAGCGTACAAGTTTTTGTACAAGGCCGACTGATATTTCTTCGGGATCTCACTGCCGTATTCAATCGCTTGGATGTTCTTAATCCTCGTCAGGGACTTCACCCAAGCCTTCAGGCAGTTGTGATAGGTAAGGTGCCTGAGCTTGTGCTGGCTTCCGGCACCGATGACGGCAAGCATGTCCTGTTCTGAAAACTGTTTCAATTCTTCGCCGTCCGCATGATAATACAGGACTGTATCGCCCATCAGGATTTTTGCTTGAATCTCGTTCAAGTTCTGCTGATCCTGCAAGGTCAGAGAGAAGTGATGCTGCTCACCGTCCGAGAGTTCGATATCAAAACCGGTCGTGATTGCCTTATTGCAGGCAAACCCAAGCTCTTTGAGCTTGACAGACCGGACGTAGTCAACCGTCACATCTTCTGTCTCGGCTTCGTCCGGTTCTTCTGTGACTTCCTGCGGCTCTTCCACAGTCTTGATCTCCTCGCCGTTCTCCATCGCGGAAAGCAAAGCATCATATTCGTCCTTTTCAATCACCTGAACGTCTGCATTGGAATATTCATATTCCGTGGTGTTGAACGGGAGCATCCACCGGTCATGGTACAGGGTACCATCAATCATGATGCACTCCGCCTCTTCTGCCGGACACCCGATGGTCGTATTGTGCTTTTTCTGGTATTTTACGAGGTTTTCTGTTGTTCCGACTCCTATAAAGCCGTCTTCGGTCAGGACCTTGTAGTAAGTCATTTGTTTTTACCTCCGTTTAGAGTAAGGCGGACACCTTGTCGGTGCCCGCCCTTGTGCCGTTTAGATTGAGAAGCCGACAACAAACGGTTCACTTGTTGTCCCGCTCACGTAGGTCGTGCTGTTCATGCGATACCTGTAGTACCGATAGGCGTCATAGTTGGAGCTGCCGTTGTAGTAGTACGGAGATCTGGTCATCCAGTATTCGTACCCTTGCACCCACAGTCCGGGAGAGCCGTTGCTGTCATACGGGATTCTGCAATAGCTCTGGGTCGTAGACGTGCCGTTGTTGATCACTCTGCCGCCAAGCATACTATGCTTATTCACCGTGTCCTGAGACACAAAGTAATAAACATAATAGTAGGAATAAGAAGTGTCAATCCAGATATCGCCTTCTTTGACCTGCTCGCCGCTTCTCGTCGGGTCTGTGCTTTGTGAGAAGATTCTTCTTCCGGGAACATTGCTCTGTCTTGTTTCAAGCTGCGCTCCTGGGAGATAGACCTGCGCTTTCGCGAAATCGGAAGAGTAATAAGAGAGATACCCGGCTTCCTGTTCGGGGTCAAAGTATCCGCTTCCTATATCTCCATAGACTTCACGGATAGACAGAAGATACATGTAGTCGTCCGTATTGACCTGAAGGTTGGTGTAGCTGCCTGCCTTCGTTACAATCCGGACCTTTTGCAGGGCACTTTGCAGCGTCTTCGGAAGCGACTTCACGATTCTGTCATGGATGAATTGGCGAAGTGTCGCCGTTTCCCACGACTCCGATGTGGCCGACGTGTTGCTGAATGCTTTCATGTAGGGCATCGCGGATGCAAACACGAACTGTGCGTCTGCTCTGGTGATATTGCTTCCGGCGACAAACTGACGGTTGCTTCCGACATACACGCATTTCATGGTCTCGTGCGGCCAGTTGACAATCTGCTTGCACACATCGTCGCCAAGATCGCCGTACCAGACTTTTGCGTAGTGTATCCAGCCTTTTGCGAGGTTTCCTGTGATGTACCCAGCCTCGTTGTAAACAACTCCGCCGAATACCAAGCTCTGTGAATGGGTCGCTGCTTTGGGGCCGACAATCAGGTTCCTTGCGGTATCCGTGTCGTAGATATTATACGAAGAGCTTGACGTGCCGTTGAAGGAATAAACCATCAGGTTATTGGAGCCTTTGGTATATCTGAGAACAATAATGTTTCTCTGCCCGCAGAAGCCGCATCTCTGATGTGTGTTGCTGCCCCACGTGATTCTTGAGAAGGAGCTTGTTCTTGTGGATGTATTCAGGCTGAAATTGAGCATGAACCCGACGTTCGTATTCGTGTCGACGCAGGACGCCAAGGTTGCCCCGGCAATGTTGCCCAGTACGAATTCGTAGTCAATCGCGAGCGTGAAGGACGGGGAATTCGCATCGAACAGCTTAATGCCGGTGTCGTAGTAGTCCGTTCCGTCAAACCACCGGTTTTCAAGAAGCATCTGCTGCTTCACGTACCCCGGGTGATATGATCCGTCTGCGTAAGGATTCGGGTCTATAAATTCCGGATCATAGCCCTGCACGACATTGAAGTAGTCTCCAACCGTATACCTCGAACTCGCCAGACCGTTTCTGCGAATTGCGTATCTCTCCGCGTCTGTCATGTCCGCAAGCTCTTTTCCAACCGGAGGAATCGTTGCTTCATCGAACTGCGCATAAACGGACAGATTGCCTGTGACGCAGCCGGTACTCTTGTCCCAGTCTCTAAAGACGCGGTATGTGTGGCTGACGGTTTCTGCCGTGTTATCCGTGGGCGTCTCGCCGTCATAGATTGCCTCGTCTCCGTAAGTGACCTTCTTTGTCAGGAGAGGAAGGTCACCGACGTGGATATACCACGAAACCTCGTATTCACGAAGCTCCGTGCTGAATGCGGCAGTGACGTCCGTGCTGCTGTAAACGATCTGGTCCAGTCCGTCCCATCCGCTGTATGTGTAAACATACTGGGCGTCCGGTTCTCTTGTGGGGATTTCCGTGATGATTCCCGCGTCAATCGGGTTGGGCGGGTTGGAGCCGGTGTCTACGAGGGTCCTTGCCAGTTCGGTGCCGTCCCAGTTCCGATACGTTACAATCTGCTGAGGGATGATGTTGTCTTCGTTGTAGATCAGGTCGAGGTCGGTCCACTTGGTGCCGAACCGATCAATTTCAGACTGACGAATATACCCTGTGACTTCCCATGTACCGCTCAGTACCGACGTGCTCATTGCGTAAATCTTATTCAGCAGATCTGTGTTGTAGGACTGCCAGTTGATTCCGAGCACTCGGAGAATCTGGAGTGAGTTCTGGGCCGCATATACGATGGAAAGCGGGTCCATAGCACAGTATTCACTTACAAGAGTAACGAGGTTGTCGTACCCTGCCAGTTCAAGGTCGGTCAGGTAATTCAGGTTTCTCAGAGTCAGACCGGCGATTGTACTTGGGAGATGTGCGGTCTGAATCTTGCCGTTCGTTGCGAAGGTGACGCCGGACAAGGACGTTCCTTCTGCCAGAAGCGTTTTGAGGTCCGGGCAGTTGGAGAAGTTCACAGATCCGGTGAGGTTCGGGCAGTTGCGGATATCCAGCGTTTCCAGAGCAAGGGTCTGCGTATCCTGAGCGTTGCCGCCAGAAATTTGCAGCGCCGTGATGAAGTTGTTGGCGTATCCGGGAGTGTTGCTGCCGATCACAAGAGTCTTCATCCTCTTGGCCTGCGAGAAGTTGTTTGCTCTGATATAGCAGGCCGAAAGGTCATTCAGGGCCATGATGTTTTCAGCGCAGTAGATAAGGATCTGCGTATCGTCCATCGTGGTAAGCGTGGTGGTGAAGGTGTACTCCACACCGGCTTTGGCACGTACCGTCTGAGGCGAAGAGTTACCATAAGCCACGGACAGATACATGTCGGAGTACGGTACAATCCTGATGGTGTAATCCGGCTTAACCACAGCACTCTGAGGCGTGTTGCAGCGGAAGGAGATTGCCTGTGAGTCTGCGCACTGATTCATGCCGAAGTATTTGGTGCCGATGTAGATTTCCTGGTCGCGTTCAAACTGACGGCGCTGATAACGCTTGCGTCCGTTCATCATGTTCTGGAGGAAGTCTGCGGTCGCTCCCATGCCTGCAACAGGGTTGCCGACATAGTACGGTCTCAGATACTTTCTCTCAACGTCCAGACGCCAGAGCTCTTCCGGGAACTGCTCCTGCCATGCGTCGAACTCGTTGATCAGGGAGGTTGCGGACCAGCAGTTCAAGCTTTCACGGCTCTGATACATCGTTCTGAGCTGAGATCCCATCAGTCCGCGAATTCTGCGCCAGAAGACGCTGTCCGCAGCGTTGAAGATCCAGCCGGAGGACGGGTCGCCGTCTACCTTGTAGTCGATGTCTTCATGACCGTAGGTCATATTCAGTTCGCCGTTGTTGTCGATACCGAGGCCGGTGTCGTTGTCGTAGTCCCACAGGTCGAAACGGTAGCCGTCATTGATCGCCGCTGCCGCATCATCCACAATATAGATTTGGTTTCCGTCCGCATTGATGTTTGCGTCACCGAGCTCCGCAGCTTCTGCCGTGGTGATATACGTTTTGCCCCAGTGCCAGAAGGAGTTCTTTGCACGGTTATCAATCATCGTGTACCGTTCTGTGAACAGGTACCAGTACAGCGGTGATTCGGTGATAAACCAGTCTCCAAAATGCGTCACGAAATCTGTATCACTGGACGTGATGACAAACTCGTACATATTCCGGAAGACCTGTTTGAGTCTGGTCTGAAGTGCTTTGACTTCGCTGCCGGACATTGACTCTCCGTCTTTCGTACCGGACGCGTCATAACGGAACTCGAAGGAGGCGTCCCAACCGCTGATCTGGTCGTACTCGTTCTTGTCCACGTTATAACGGTACTCGTCAATATAGAGGGACCGATACTTCGGACTTACGTAATTGACCATGTAATAGGTCTTTCCGGAGTCGATGCTGGTGTCAGTGGTTTTTCTGTAGGTGTTTCCGCTTCTCTCGTAGAGGAGGCCCAGATTCTTGATATTCAGAAGCGTGGAGTCCGTGACTTCGGAATATCCATTGGTCGCGGTCCATTCGGCCATGGAGATCGGGTACCGAATGCTTCCGTCCGCGTTGTAGTATCCGGTATCGAAGGTGCTGTTCGGCAGGGTGTTGTCCGATACTTCAACTACAAACTCATTCTGGTCCGTGGGATCATTGACGCGGGTAAAGTCCGTTTTCTTGGAGTCGCCGATGTTGCCGAGCGCATAGAAATGCCAGTTGGTATCATCGAATTCTCTGTGAGTGGTGACGTCTGGATCGTTTTCCTGAAGGAAGATGACGCAGTTCACAAATTCCATGCTGTTTTTCAGCTTGGAGTTTCTTCTCTGCGCTGGGGTCTTGTACGGGATGTATTGGTTATATCTCTTCTGCAGAAGCGCGTTGTTCGCGTTTTCGGAGGAAGCGATGTTGACCTTGATGTTAAACCATGTATTCGGTTCCGAGGTCCGGGTCAGAGCGACTTTCGCGTCCTGCCCATAGTATTTGCTGCCATCGCCAAGCGTAAGCTCCGTGATATAGGTGCTGTCAAATGGAATTTTGCTTACCACTTGACTTTCTCCGTCAAAACCGCCGATGATATCGATGTTGCGTCCGGCAAGACCGTAACGGTTGGAGGTTGTTCCCTGTCCGGCGTGATACATATACCTCATGGTCCAGTTGTCAAGGACCTGATCGCCGTTCATGTGGAGGCACTGTACCGTTGTGTCTCTGACATAGTCTTTCTTGTCGTTCGTGAAATGCGGGCAGGAAATCTTGATGATTTTCAGGTCCGGGCACGCCGCAGCAACGGATTCCGGTGTGAGCGCATTGTTTTCGTTGTAGATCTGATTGCGTTCATACCGGCTGATCATGGTCTCGGAGTCTCTTGCGTCCGCAATGAAGTTGGACAGGATATTGCTGTCGGTCAGGGCGGAACTGTAGGACTTCATGCGGTAGATGTAAACGTCGCAGTCATCAGAACCGATGGTGATATTCACCGGGTTCAGCTGATACAGCAGGAAGTCTTCCGCGTTGGAGTACAGCAGAGGTCTCGCGGCCACGCCGTCTTCGTAGGTCATGATAAACGATGTCGCGCCGTCAGTCTCAAGGTCGATGGAATTGATGTTGTACTCGAATTCGATGATATCGTCTTCGCAGTAGTTGGTCACAAGAGAGCCGGTGGAGGTGTAGATCGTCGCCTCATGGGCCTGCATCTTGAAGCCGACCTTGTCATTGGCCGCGCCGGTCAGGCAGGTCAGGAAGGTCGCATCTTTATCACGGACGCTCGACACCTTAAAGATGATCTTGAACTCTTCGCCGTTCTGCTTCGGATCGGTTCCGAACAGATGGTGAGAGATATAGGCTCTTGTTCCGGACCGGACGCAGAAATACTGGTTTCCGTCGCTGTCCACCTGATATCCGCCGTTGTTCCAGTCGAAGTTGTCGGAGACCGTAAGTTTAACATCCGGGTTATTCGCATCGGTCCACAGCCTGTTTGAAGACGCGTTCGTGATTCCGACAGGGTTGAAGTCGAAGTCAAGGTTTGCGGTCACAGGCTGAATGTCATATCCAAGCTCCTGCACATTTACACGCAGCGTAACCGTCGTCGTGCGGCAGGTGATTGTCAGGATATGGGTTGCGACAACATCGGATTTGTAGGACCATGTATTGGAGGCAGTGCTGAGATGCAGTTCGCTTACCAGATTGCCGTCTACTCTAAGTTCCACGGTCGGGTTTGAAGTTCTGGGATCATAGACAACATAGGGAATATTGAAGGTGTTGTACTGCTTCACATTGGCAAGGCCATAATGGTCATACCGATAAATGCAGCCAATCACCGGATCGTCGCTGGCTTCGTCGTACCAGATGATATCTTTGAAGATGTGGTCGGTTTCGAGGTTTTCGCCGTTGACCGTTGCCGTCATCCAGAATTCCAAAAGGTGTGCGCCGTGGGACTGCGCCGGGACGGAATAACTCTGAAGGATACCGGAAGCGGAGGTTGTCACGGAAGGAAGGTCTCCGCCATCCAGCTTGAAATGAACTACCTTCGGGACAGAGCCGTAAGGCGTGTATGTGACGTTGACAGCCTTTCCGGTTGCGTTCGTGTATCTGTCGCTGAAGGCCGATTCAATACGGACGTCGACAACCTGTACCGTCCAAGACTTTGTGTTCATGGACCCGCCGTCGTCCGTGACGGTAAGGGTAAACTTCTGAGATCCTACCGTGCAGAAGTTGGTGACGTTAAAGCTATTGAGGCCCTGCACCATCGCGCCGGTCATAACAACCGCGTTGCCCATTTTGAGAACATACGATCCGTCTACCGTCTCATTGTCTGAGTCGACAGAAGAGTAGTTTACCTGAAGCACGATGGTATCAGTCGGAGTCACAGACAGAGGCGTCGGCGTAATGCGTTCGACCGTCATGATCGTTGTGCCGCTCGTGCCGCCACCGCCACCGGTCCCCTGAGGAAGCGTGATGGTACTGACCGGGTTTTCCGTGTCTTCGTTCTCATACATCTCAATCAGGTACACGTCGCCGTTCTGGACAAGAGACATGGAATACTCATTGATATCCCCGCGCAGTTCGTCGATATCGGCATTTGCGCTCTCGATTGCTCTGCCGAGGCCGTTCACGGCGTCATTGATACCGCTGATATCCGTGGAGTGATTGGTGGTAATTTCAGACAGTTTGTTATCGATCTGGGTTTTCGAGTAGGCATCCGCACCGACAGCATAGAAGTCGCCGAGCGTGTCGGACCACCGATAGTGCAGATAGATTTTCGGGTCTGTCGTCGCCACGTAGTAGTCCGTGAACTCATCGCCGTCTGGATCGCCGTTCCCGTCCTCCGGAAGCTCAGACACTACCTTTACCATCGCGCCGCCGATCATCTTCATGACGCCGTCAATCTTGCGGTACAGAAGAGCGCCGGTCCCCTGCTTCACGACATAGTTGACGTTCTCGTCGGCAGAAGCAGCCGCAGGAACACTCGAAACAACCTGCGTGGAATCTTCCACCTTACCTTCCAGAGCACTCTGAAGGCTTTGCAGAGACGTATAGACGGCCTTTGCGGAAGGATACTGCGTATCCGTCGATGTGGAGGTGATGGAAGTAACTTTGTTCGACAGCACTTCGTAATCGGCAAGGATCGCGTCGACCTCTGCTTTGGAGTACGCGTCGGACCCGATTGCATAGAACCGGCCCGGGACAGCTTCAGTTCCGTGTTCCGGGTCTGCGGCAACGGGATCAGCCCACCGATAATGCAGGTAGTTGTCGCCGGTCGGGTTCGGAATATAGTATTCCGTGAAGATGTCGCCGGTAGACGGAAGGTTGTCTCCAACATAGGCCTTGGAGCCGCTGATCAGAACCCATGCGCCCTCGATCTTCTTATACAGAAGGGCAAGGCCGCTCGTGTACAGGACGTAGTTTACCGTCTCAGACGCGTCTGCGATTGCAGGAAGCGCGGACACAACAACCGTTCTGACGTTGGAAACGCCAGTGCTGAGGGCGTCCAGATTGTCCTTGACGAGTTTTTCAGACGGATAGTGTGTATCATCCGGGGTAGCCTGAAAAACGGAAACACGGTTGGCATGACGCTCATAAGGCGTGAAGTCGATTCCGTCGATGCTGCCGCCAAGGTCCGTGACAACCTGATCGATGGTGTCCTTTACCAGTTTGGCGGACGGATACTGTGTATCGGTCGGCGTAATCCCCGTAAAAGAAGTAATCTTGTTTGCGGCATTTTCTTTCAGGTCCAGATTGTCCTTGACCAGTTTCTCAGTCGGGAACTTTGTGTCCCCGGGGACCGCAGAAAAAGCGCTCGCCTTGTTTTCCGAGCGCTCTGCGTAGATGTCTTTGACATCGTATGTGGTGTCGTTTACATAGACATGTTCAATAGGTCTGTTAGCCATGCTTTCACCTCACATCAGGCAATCATCAGTGTGGTATCGACGACTGACGTGCCAAGTCTTGTGATTATCAGGGTAGTACCGGACACGGACGCATCGGCCTTATTGACCAATGCGTCCATAGCGGCAATTTTATCGTTCATTCGCTGGATCATGTAGGCGTACTCGGTCTTGCGTTCGTTTTCAGCCTGTACGCGCTCATCCTCGTTCAAGGAAGCGTTGTACAGATTGATTTGCAGCGTTGCGAAGTCCGTTTCCGAGCCCGTGTATCCCTGCTCTACCGCATAGGCATAAGCCGATTTACCGGTTTCACCCTGCACGGTACCGACAGAGGTTGTCGTGCCGTCCGCCCATTCCATGATCAGTTGATAATCGTTGTCCACATAGGCGCGGACAATGCTGTTCCCTTTCGGGATTCCAAGGATCAGAGCGCCGGTAATCAGGTCATAATCCACGCTTGGAGATTCTGTCGTCAGGAGCTCATTGACCGTCACCGACATAACATCGCGGTTGATGAAGCTTGCCAGAGTAGCGCCGCTCAGTTTCTTGGCCTGCCCGTTCTGTTCCAGTACGAACAGGTCAGCGTTACCTATATTTTCAGCAGCAGCAAGAGAGCTTATCGCGGCATCAGCCATACATTATCCCTCCTCTTCGGAGTCTTCTTCCACTTTTTCAGGTCCTTCGTTCTTTTCAAAAACAAAGTCACCCGGCGCAGCTCCAACTACGCCATTTTCATACATTCCGGAAAGCAAGGACACGCAGCCGACAAGCATGTTCATGCTGTCGTAGCCCTGCACATTCAGTTGCTTCAATGTGACGATCAGGTTTGCAAGCAAACCCTTCTCAATCATGCAATACTTATTCTTCTTCGCCATGTTCTACCTCCGTTTGTTCTTCTATGATTTCCCGCTTTTTCAGGTCCACATTGACGCCGCCAACCGCGTCCGAAATTGATTCCAGAACAACATATTCCGGATATCCTTCAAACGGCAGAACGTTCTGACCGCCGAAAAGCATGACCGCCTCCATCAGCGTCATGCCAACAAAATGAATGTACAGCCGTTGCGTGCTGCGGCTTTCGATACAAAGGTCGCATTCGTATTCGTTCCCGTTTTTTGCTTTCAGTGTCACCACTATTTCCCCTTATCTCTTATTGTCAATAATTCCACTTTGCTGTTCCAGATTGGGTGATGCCAAGTTGAGTGTTTCCATACCAAGCTTTCGCATAATAAGTAATCGACGCATAAGATCCGTGGTCTTCCCATCCGCTATTAGATAGTGTGGCATATACACTATTTTTAACATCTTGTGCTCCTGCACTATAGCCATTTGACCAGACACCCGTTCCAGAACTACCACCTAAAGTTGTGATTTGGTTTCCTGCCGCATTTTTTAGAACTACATTGATGTTATAGAACTTGCCATCGCTGCTCTCGTTTGCAGTAACGGTAGACCGTGAGGACGAAACAGTAAGCGCCGATACCATGTCCTTATATGTCTTGGTATCGGCTATATTAAAAGACCCTTGTGTCAGGGACGGTCCGCCGATTTTGATGGTGCCATTGCTCTCTGTAAATGTATGGTAATGCGACTCCAAGTGTATCTCATTGTATCCATTGCTGTTTGAAATAATGAACGATGGACCGTAATAGCTGTTTGGAGTCGTAAAGTGCCCCGCTCTAAAATATGCAGGAAAATTCGTTGTATTCTGTCCGGTCGCGTTGTTATAGTCATTGGCCCAAGAAAGCCTCTGCCTAACCGCTTCTACGAGAGGACCGGTATCTGTGCCATAAATTGAACTTGGAGTAATTCCACCGCCACTGAAAGTACCGTATGAAGCATTAGTTTGACTCCATACAACGTTTTTCGCATACACACTCCCAGCAAACGTACCATTGTTTGCTGAAAGATTTCCGTTTTGGTCCACGCTAAAGTTATATCCGCCGCTTCCGTTCTCTCCAATATTGATAGAGCCGCCTGTTATGGTAGAACCGGAAATTGACCCGCTGAATGAGGCGTTCGACGCGCTCATGTTTCCGTTGATGTCAACAGAAAAGTTGTTTCCAATATGGATGGTGCCGCCTTTGATGTCACCGGTAAACTCACCGGCGTTCGCATAAATCGTTCCTGTGAACGTACCATCGCCAGTGACATGAAGCCCGTTCGCATCGACCTTCAGGACCTCTGTATTTCCTTTTTTGACCGTCCAACTGTCGTATACCAGAGACCAGCTAAAGCCGTCCCCCGCACCTTCTTTGGTAACCCGTGCGGAAATCTCGTCGGCCTTAATCAGAAACTCCGCCGCAATGTCAGCGAACTTCCGTTTGTAGTTGCGGTCCGTGCTTGACTCGTATTCCAGTTCGTTGTCGACCTCTTCTTCCCACGGGGCCCCGATATCCGACGCCATCATGGAGTCGAAGGTCAATTCCTGCTCGTAGATTCCGCTGTAGTATCCGTAAGCATGGATTGCATCGCCGATCTCCGCAGCGGGGTCTACAATCGCTGTCGTCGCCGAATACGGCTGATACTCATAGCCATAAAGGTCTTTCAGGAGGTTGTCCGCAACGGACTGACGTTCTGCCGGTTTGACCAGAGGGCACGCCGCTTCCATGCAGGTGCCGCTTCTGGTCATGGTAATGTTCAAAGAAACGTTCTGTTTGTCATTGACGTTCGAGTCTGTCGTCTTGATCAGCACAACAGTAATCACGTCTCCGTCCTTCGGATGGTCCGTGAATCCGGTTACGCTTGCGAAGTGGACCTCTATGCCGTAGGTGGAGTACAGTTGCTCCGTCGTGTAGTAGGTACTTGAAGTGTTGTACCGCCACTTGTTCTGGGTCGTATTCCATGTGAAGGTGTAGGTCCCCGTATTCCGGTTGGCCCACGGTGTGTAGTTGCTTCCGGCAACCCATGCGCTGCCGCTGTAGGAATACCACTTGTTTGCCGTGTAACCTCTTTCGCTTCCTGTGTAGGCGTAGCTTTTCGAAGTATCCGTCATGGCGGATGAATCTGTCACTTCAAGGATCTTCGCTCCCGGACTGGAAATGTAGTTGTTCTCGTCCAGAGCAAGGATAATCATGTCATAGGGCGCGAATTTTGGAGAGGTGCTGAATTGACCTGCCCCGTATTCCAATGTTACGCTGTCAGACATTCCGCATCACTCTCCTTTCACGCCCTCAGCAGAATTCTTGTTCCGCCAAAGGTAATTCGTCTTCCGTTCTCCGTAATGAGATAGAAGGTCTCTTCCAGCATATCGACAAATCCGACGAGGCTGAGCTTGCCGGTATCGGACATGATGAAGTTGCCGCCGTACATGGTCGCAATGCTTTCCAGAACTTCCCGCATCGTATACTGTGCAGGAAATCCAATGATATGCGTTGCCGCTTGAAGCTTCGTTATGGTGTCCTGCTCAATATAGTTTGTCGGTCTGCCGTTGACTGTTGAATACGATACTCCGAACATGTGCGCAACGATTTCTTTGACGACGGTATAAGCGTTCGGGCTTGTTGCCGTCCACGACAGGGTCGATGACGGATAGTCTCTTTCCGCTTTTCGCAAAGCATCGTAGCCGTAGATTTCCAGCCGTCCCGTTTCATCGTCTGCTTCTCTGGTATTGATGAAGAATTCGCCCTTCTGGTACCACGGAGATACCTTGTTTCCGCTTCTCAGTCGGAAATACGGTTTGATGGAAGCCCCGCGCGGGATCTCCCGTTCCGGGTCTTCCATCGAAATCTCAATCTCACCTGCAATCGCATTTCCGAACATGGGCTTTTTCTCTTTGAAGAGCTTCTTTCGTGTGCACATGCTATAGAGCTTTGATTGCTGGTACGTTACTCCGTTTATAACCACATAGGCCTCGGAGATATAATCTCCGCTGTCGAATATTTCTCGGTAGGTGGAGTTTACCTCTTGCATCGGTCCACCTCGCTTTTATCTCTCGATGATATTGAATGATACGTCCCGGTTCATCACCGCGCCGCTCGTGTCGATGAATCCAATGCCGCCGTTTCTCGAACTGTTATAAGCGGTGAATGACACGGCCCCTTCCGGAAGCATATTGGTATTAATGCCTATATACTGCGTCCTCAGCGCGGATATGATGTTCGTACACTGGGCAAGGGTGACCGGCACAAGCTTGATGGAGATCTTCCGCTTGTCCGTCACCCTTCCTCTGTGCATGACCGCGTCAAGTGTACGCCCGGATTTGGGCGCGTCCACATCGTTGTATTCCCACTTGAATTCTTCGATAAACGGCGCAATATTGATATTCCCGATATAGAAGTAATAGCTATTCTGTTTTGCCGTCATTGACTATTACCTCCCTTCGGATCTCGCTTTTCGCCGCATCTCTTTTTCCACTGCCTCCGCGATGACACGGAAACTGCCAAACTGGGCGACAAGCTGCATGTTCTGGATTGAATCCTCAAAGGTATCCAGTGCAGACATGAACCGTTCCATCATGCTTCCAAGGTCCGCTCCGCCAGAGCCTCCGCCAGCGCTGGACACGCTGTACGGGACAACAGAGCCGCCAGCAACAGCAGGCATCCGGAACGATACAGTTTCCGCAATGTCCGTCATAGCCTGTTCCAACCTTCCCTTTTGGCTTTCAATGCCGCCGACGAATTCCTTGATCATGTCAGGGCCGTAGGTGTCAAAGTCCGCCAGAGGTCCCTTGTCCGGCTTTGTGAAGTGGATGTAGGCGTTGATCATATTCGCGATTGCCTGAAGCTGTGCTTCGAGCGCAGGCATCTGTGACTGAATACCGTAAATAAAGTTGCCTACCATATCTGAGCCCCAGATGCTTGCGTTTCCTGCTACCTGCTGGAATGTCGAATCGGTCTTTGTCAGAATGTTTTCAGCGTGAGTTGCCGCTTCGCCTTCCAGTTCGCTGTACTGTCCAGACACGTTCTGATTCATAGCCTCTGCGTTTTGGGTTGCCGCAGTGTTTGCCGCTGCCGTGTTGGCTTCCGTTTGAGTCTTGATCTCCTCGGTCGCAGCGTTTACGCCAGCAGCCATTTCCTGAGCGTTCTGCGTGATTTCGCCAGATGTGGTTTTGTACTCCTCATTGGTTTTCGCAATCGACTCCCGGTTTTCTTCCATCGCCTGCGCGGAAGTAGCCATTGCAGTTCCGAGGGCTTCAATCTTCGTGACGTCGCCGCCTGCGGCTTCAATCTGGGCTTGGAGCTGTTCTGTGGTAAGGCCAAGCTGTTCGGCGAGGATCGGCAGGAATTCGTTATATGCTTCCATAGCATATCTGCTTTCCTGCATGCTCCATCCAAGCGCGGTAGTGTATCCGGTTGTGTCATTCATGCACTCATCCAAATGACTTGCGGTCACTTGGAATTCGTTCATCTTCTGCGCCATCAGTTCGACAGAGCCGCCAGTCTCGTCCATCGCTTCCTTGGCATAATCCGAACTGAGTTTTGCATCCCACAAAGAAACAGCATAAACGCCAAGTCCAGCAGCAGCACCGCCAGCCGCAGCGCCCAAAACGCCAATTGCTGATGCAGCGCCAGCCGCCCCCGTAGATGCTGCAGTGGAAGCTCCTGCAACACTACTTCCGGCTGCACCGGCGCCAGCAGCGCCGCCTCCGGCCAGAGCCTTTACGAGGTCCGTAACAGGCTTGATTGCGTTTGTTGCTCCGGTAATCAGATCCCTAAACCATGCACCAACTTTCAGACCGATCAGCAGTTCTACCGCGCCCTTCAAGAGCTCTACCGCTTTGTCCGGATTCTTATTGATCCACGCATCGATCTTATCTACGACCTTCGTAAGAAAGTCTACAACCTTCGGAAGCGCCTCATTTACCAGCCAGTCTATAGTCGGCTTTATGAAGTCGTTATACAGTCTTTCCAGTATCGGAAGAATATCCTGAGCCAGCTCATAGATCTTATCGCCGAGCTTTCTGAAGGCTGCAATCAGAGGGGGTTCCTCTTCCGTATCGCCCCAGAACAGGCCCCAGATAAAATCAAGCACCGCATCCCACGCAGCTTTGATCAGCCGCATGATCTTCTCTGCAATCTCCTGAGGATTTGAAAACAGGTTTACAATAAAGTCCCTGATTCCTGCGCCAAGCGCCTTCCAGTCGAATTCATCGACGAACCCATAAAGCAGATCGAGAAGCCCCATGAAGTAGTACCGGAGCTTTGCACCAAGTTCTCCCCACGGGATCTTTGCTATCATCTCATTCAGTTTTCGTGCAAGTTCTCTTCCGGCCTCTTCAAACATTCCGTTTTTCAGCAGGTCGGCAATCTTCTTCATGAACTCGGACGGTTCAAGGTCCCGCAATGGGTTGCTTTTGTCTTGCTGCGTATTGTCCTGCAAAACATTCAGTTCATCGAACCCAAGCAAGGTTCTCTGAAGTTCCTGCGTATTCTTCTTTGCCTGCTTCGACAGTTCGGAAGCAGACTTTCCGGTAACACCAAGTAATTGCAGGAATCCAAGAAAATACGATACCGCTGTGGAAATCCACTCAATAATCTGCTCGATGATAGGACCGAGTACATTTCCGAGAGCCGTCCAGATCGCGTTCATCCTTTGACTGAGCGCTTCATTCTGTGACATGTAGGTGCTGATGGACTTCGTCAGAACACCAATAACCGAGCCGACACCGACGATCGTGGAAAGCATTGTTCTACCAAAAGACTTCGCGGTTCTGGTCAGCGACTTGATCGCCTGCGTCATTTCTCTTGTGCCTTTTTCAAAGCCTTTTGTGGACAGATTCGCCATTACTGTAATCGCATCTTCCACAAGCCATCACCACCTTTGCTTTTTTATCCAAGCAGTTCTTTCAGTATGCGTTCATCCTCTTCAAGCTGTTTGCGCTCTTCCGCCGTAAGCTTTGGATGCAGCAGCACGATGTCTTTGTTTTCTTCAAAGAATTCTTTTTCCCAAGGCTCCAGTTTCTTTCCCTTCGCTCTTTTGCTTCGGATACTCAGCACCGTTGAATAGGTGCATTCTCCGATTTCCATAAACCACGACAGGAAGGTCCACCAGTGGACGTCGTCCTCATCCCGGATCTCTTTTCCCGACACACGGTTGATTGCCGAGACAATCAGCCTGAAGTCCTGTTCGAAATCGACCATCTTGATGTTATCTTTTTTCTGTTCATCAAGATCGTTGTTCACAAAGTTCATAGCTGCCTCAAATGCAGGCGCGTAGTCTTCTCTGTGGAAGTGCTCAAAGTTCTCGTAGATAATCCACAAAAAAGCGAGGACCTTTTCCGAGTCTTCAAGGTCCCCGTCATTGAGTGCCGCAATAGCATCCAGAACTGCTGTATACTCCCACCGGATCGGTTCTTCCCGCCCGTTTACCGTGAGAGTTTGCGGAAGCCGATAGTTCATCGGTCGCCGCGTCTATGTCTTCCAGTTCGATACCCGTGCACATGCTTATCGATTCGGGCATCGATCTTGTTAAGTTCAGTTTGAAATTTCTTTTCCAGATAAGCCCCTATGGACTTGAAGACGTTCTCACAGTAGAAGTTGCCGTTGACCGGCGTGAAAACGTGCACCTGACTGAAAAACGCTTCTCTGGAATCGGTGCCAAGCAGATAGTCGAACAGTTCGATCATTGCATCCTCGGCCTCATTGAGAGCCCTGACGGAATCGTCGTCCGCAGCCTCGCCGTTCGGATCAATGCTTGTGTTTCTAAGCGGTTTCACGACCGTTCCAAACTTGTCTGCCACTTCGTTGTACCGGTTGATGATGTTGACGTCGGTCGGGCTGAACTTGAATGTTCCAATCTGTTCCTTAAGTTGGTTATATACCGGTATCCTGATATAACCGTCTTCTACGAACAGTCCGTCTTCACCCGGCGTCAGGTTTGCGGTTTTGCGCTCATCCATGATTCAATTACCTCCTCTTGAATCGTTTTTTCCCTACAAATAGCTAAAAGGCCGATTCTTTATCAGAACCGGCCCAAGCTACACTGCTACGCCAATCCTGTAATCTTCAGAGTGGAGAGGCTGAATTTCACCTTCACTCTCTTTCCGGCTTTGATGATCTGGAAAGGCGATTGTATACCGGACGTATCTCCGCCGAATGTCTGCGGCACGACAAGAACGTCCTCTTTGTACGCCCAAACAGCAAGACCGGTCGGATCACTCATGTCGATCATTGCATCGATCATGGTCGTTCTCGTATCGTCTCCCGTGAGACGTTCGAGCACAATATTCTGAATCCAATCGCTGAGCGCTTTGTTTGCGTCAGTAGGCTTGTTTGAGACGTAGAAAGTATCTACAGAGCTTTGCGGCTGGTATCCTGCGTGAATCACATACGGCTCTCCGAGAATGTTCCTGTGAACGTCCACCTGAGGATTCAGTTCCTCGCTGTACTGTTCAAGGTGCTCGCCAAGGCGAGTGTAGTTCGTTGAAGTCGTGAAGTTGTTCGGCAGGTTGCTTGCGTCAAGCGTGTAGACGTGATTTGCGTCAATAAAATGCGCCAGATACTTTCTTTCAATCAAAGACACTCACCTCGCTTTGCAGATGTAAAGCGAGCTCAGCTTCCAGACGCAATTGCCATGACTTTGTTTGTGACAGTAAACTTGGTCGTCACATCTTCCCTGTTTCCAAGGTTGGAGATCTGGAACGGAATCTGCGCACCGGAAGTATCGCCGCCGTGAGACTGCGGAACGAGGTAGCAATCCTCTTTCCATGCCCACAGAAGGTTTCCGGCCTCAGAGCTGATCACGCCGCCCGTGATGACATCCAGAGAGACGCGGGCGTCAACGCGCTCGGTCCTGCACATGTCACCCTGCCAGCGATGGAGCACGATCGCTTCGAGGAATTTGTCCAGATAGTAGTCGTTGTCAGATTCATGGTCAGTCTCGTAGAAGGTGTCCACGTTGCTGCTGACCTGATACCCGTTGTGGATCGCGGTCTGATAACCCCAGATGTTCTTCCGGATATCGACCTGCGGGTTCATTTCTTCAGCGAAGTTTTCGAGGTGCTGACCGATGCGAACCCAGGTCCACTGAATCTGACTTTCGTTTGTGGTGCCGATTTTTGTCGCATAGTCGTCAACATTGGTCGGCACCTTGACGTAATGAACGAGATATTTTCTTTCAAGCATATCTGCATCACCTCATCGGTCAAATTCATTGAGATACTGGATTTGCAGCTGCATGATCCAGTTCTCTACTTTGCTGTCTTCCTCCTGACTGAGGTAGACAGGCGTTTGGCGGCTGATCTGTCGGATTCTCCGGTTTCCCGTAAGTTTCGGCCAGTCACTCAGCCACTCGGTATGATCGTTTATATTAACGGGCTGTCTGGTAAGCCACTTTGCGAAGGTGTCCATCCATTCTTGAACTTCAATCTTCCTGCGCTCATTCAATCCGGAAGCCCTATAAATGATCGTAAAGGGATACAGGCAGGTCTGCCAAACATGCCCGGTTATGCTCTCATGGTCATCCATGATAAACGAACCGGATGTCGCAAACACCGTAACCCCATTTTCCGGCTCTGCCGTGTTGAACATGACAACCTCATCATCGCGGAGTCCCGGATAGTTTCGGACCATATTCATCAGAGCCTTGGTTACCTCGTTATAACCATCGACATCTTGCTGATACTGTTTCTCAGCCATTCTTCGGATACTCCCCTTTGACTATGATATGCTTGATTCCCTTGAGGAAATCAGCTTTATAGCGTTCATAGGTGTAAGTTCCCCATCTCGGCTGCGTGTTCGGATTCGTCCAGTGGAACGCCCGTCCTGTCTTCGGATTGATTCCCGGATATAGCCGCCTTCCTTGAGGCGGGACCGTGGTTACGATCTTTCCGGTGCCCCACTTACCGGCGTTTTCCTGATTGATCTTTCTCAAGTATTCGCCGGTTTTACGTGGTACAAAGGGCTGCATCTTTTCCACAAGCGTTCTGTCAAACCAGATTTGAGCACGCCGGAAGTTTCCGTTGAATCTCGCGAAGTGAATGTTGCAGGTCATGAACTGGTCTTTCATCGTAAGGTCTTTGAAAGTCGGTCCTAAAATCGCCATGCTTGCTCACCTCGCCATGATCTCGAAATGCGGGATCAGATTGTATCGGGATACTGACGTAATCACGAACACATGGTCGTATCGCGTGTTCATGTAGTCCAGAAATCCTTGCCTTGTAAAGGACACATCACTGATCGGAACGGGAAAATCCTCGTCAAGCTCGCCCTCTATGAAGAAGTCGTAGTACTTGTTTCCAAACTGGAAGGTGATAGCCTCTTCCGGAGCCAGCAGACGCCGGTACTCTTTCGGCAGATAGTACTTCTTCTGCACAACCTCTGTTTCGCCCGGGTTTCTGCACTTGATCAGCGCGTCGGTCCCGGACACCAGATACCGGACATGCAGCCGCACATTGTCGTTCTTCATACCGCCGTTGTTGTTCCACGATGCAGATTCGTCCGTGACAAGGTGCACACCTTCCAGCACAGTCGGGTACCAGATGAACTCTCCGCTGTCATGGGCTATCGGAACACGATTGAACAGCGTTACCGTCTGTTTATAGATCGCCTCAAACCCTGCCATAGAAGTTCTCCTCTCCGGAGACGTGGATCGGAACAATCGCCATGCGTCTCAGTTGCAGAAATTGCGTACCGTAGATCGTCATGGTGTATTCCGCGTCCGCCTGCAGGTTGCCCGGACCGGCGCTTGCAAAGCTGATAGAGCTTCCGCCGTCAGACACACTGGACGCTGCATAGGCGTTTCCGATCTTTCCAAGGTCGCCGAGTGTGTTTTCACCGAATCCGGCCATTTTCAGCTTGTGGCAGATCATCAGAGTAATCGCCTGATAGTAAAGGTTTCCAAACTGCTTTCTGCTCACCATCGGCTGCACAAAGTCAATCCAGAACTTCAAATCTTCTTCGGACATGGAGTCGAACTCTCCGCCGCCGATGGTTTTGATCATCGTTATTAACTTTGTGTATTCCTCTTCGGTGAATGCAGTCATGGACGTTCTCCTTTACTCAGCCTTCTTGTTCCGGCCTCCGCGTGCGGGCTTCTTCTCCGGTTCTGCCGCAGCATCAGCAGCAGCCTCTTCGGCAGGAGCCTCTTCCTTGACGGGATCAGCCTTGGCGGTATTGGTCTCTTCGTAGGTCAGCATGCCGAGCTTGGCCTGTGCCAGAATGCCGGGAAGGATGACTTTTCTGCCGGTCTTGTTGCCGTCTTCATCGTACTCGTCGCAGTAGGCGATGCGGTCCGGGATCTGGATCGTTTCACCGGGCTGGGCAAAGAGCCTGCTTCCAAAGCCGATCACTTTCGGGGCGTTTCCTGCTCTATCAGTAGTGTTGGTAATGATCATTTGTTCGTCTCTCCTTCTAAAAAGTCTGTAGAAAAACAGGGGCCTCTCCTGTGGTGGAGAAGCCCCTTGCGGTTACTTTCTGCCGATTACACGCCAATCGCAATCAGCGCGGACATCGGGTAAGGAATGATCAGGCCTGCGGTACGAGCTTCGCAGGGAACGATCGTTTCGAGGTTGCGGACCTGCACCGGGTACTGAAGGAAGGCCATAGGATTGTGGATCGCGAGCTTCTTCTTGTCGTTGGTGTACAGGAGAGCAACGCCGGAGCCGTTGGAGGCGGCTGCATAGGGGTTGGTGCTGGTTTCGTCGTCATTCAGTTCAGCTGCCATTTCGATCTTCTTCAGCCACGGAGCGTTGCGCTGAATGAAGGTCAGGACGGTATCGGCGGTGTCGCCGACACGCTTCATGGACAGGGCGGTGTGAATGTTGGTCGGGAGGACCAGCGTGTCCGGACGCTCAATATTCTTGGTGGTCTTGGAGACCTGAGAATACATGTTCATGAGGTCCTGAAGGATCTCATCAGCATCCTTTTTCAGCCAAGAGGTCTGGCCGGTGGTGCCGCCTGCGGTGATGGTGTAGGTCGGGACGTTCTGACCAGCGGACAGAATACCAAGCAGGTTGTGGTCGGGATCGCCAGCCCATGCAATGCGGTTGATCTCGGCGTCGATCTGGTAGTGGGCGCTGTCAGCCTTGCGGGCATCGAGGTGCTTGTCGGCCATACGGGAAGCACGCATTTCCTGAGCGCTGTAGCCATAGCTTACGCCGATGGACTTCACATACGCGGTGCTGGGCTTACCGAAGGCATCAGCACGGGGAAGGTCAGTGCTGTAGTTGTCAATGACCTTCGCAGTGCCTTCCTTATCGTACACGTAGTAGGTGATGGTTTCTGCACCAGCATCCGCCTCGGTGTCGATCGGGAAGAGCTGATAGGCCATCAGCTCGGGGTATTCGGCTTCGTAGGCTTCGCTCTTGACATAGTCAAGTTCGCGGGCAAACCAGATGGAAGCGGCGTCTGCGCTGTCGAAACGAGCGAGGCCTTCGATCTGGAGCAGCGACGCAGGGATTGCGGAGCGCTTGATGGTAGCGGCCTCAAAACGGTCGTACTTGTTGTGAGTCTTTTTCATGATCCATTATCCTCCTGTCAATTCTCGGATTACGCCTGAGCCTGGTGGAAGAGCTCGATCAGCGCAATGCCGTCATGAGCGCCACTGAGGAACACGCCCTTCACAGCAACGTTGTTGGTGCTGGTCTTTGCAAAGCAACCGGCGTCATTGCCGGAGACGACCAGATACACGGGATCACCGTAAGCCGGAGTCTCGTTTGCGGCCAGCAGACCGTAGATACGGCCATAGCGCATAACACCAACGGTGATGTGCTGATTCAGCTCGACGCCGCCGAACATGGCATTTTCGGAAGTGCGGCGGTTGGTGACAATGCCCTCGAACTTGGCGGCAGTGGCAGTGGAAGTAGGAACGGCAATGCCCTTACCGGGATTGGCACCCTGCACGACGCCCATGCCGAACTTCAAAGCGCCGTCAGCAGATTCATTCATGAAAGAGTTGACCTCATACGGGGCCAGGTCGTAAATGCCACCGGCCTGACCGACAGGGGTAGTGAAGCGATAAACAGTCTGTGCACTCATTTGGATATCCTCCCTATTAATTACTTGCGATCCTTGTTGTATTTGGCGATCATGCGCTCGCGGGCTTCGAAGGCAGATCCGCCGTCAACAGAGTCCATGTGTGCAGTTTTCTTGTTGTACATCTGTCTCTTCTGGTCCGCAGTGGTCTTGCGGCTGCGGGCCTTGATCACGTCGCGGGCAAGACCAAAGGCCTCGTTGACGTAACGGTCGCTCTTTCCGTCCATGCGGGTCTTAAGACCTGCTGCACGGATAATTGCGATCTTCGCGTCACGGACCGGCTTGCGGGCCAGACCCTTGATTCCGACTCTGTCACCGAGTTCGCCAAGGGCGATCTTCATGTTGACCAGACGCTCCACCGAGTCGGCGTTCATACGCTTGCCGGTGTAGTCTTCGCAATCCTCGCCGTCTTTGGCGAACAGATCTTCCTCTTCTTCCTCATCAACGGTGTCGTCCTCGTCAAGGTTTTCCTCGTCTTCGGGGATAACCTCTTCTTCCTCGTCGGCGTCGGTCACAAGCTCTTCCTCTTCGTCTTCCGGAATTTCTTCCTCGACGACGTCGTCTGCGTCCTCGTTACCTTTCAGGGTTTCGAGGTCGTCGACTTCGTCCGCTTTGACTTCTTCCTCGGGAACTTCCTCGGTGGGCTCTTCCTCAGCCGGGACTTCTTCCTCGTCGGAATTGGCGGCTTTGGTCATGTCCAGACGGGCACGGAGGGTGTCCACCAGATCAATAAGGGTCTGGATGTCTTCGTCCTGATGTGCAATCATGCCCATTGCAGCATCGACGTCTTCCGGATCTCCCTCTTCGTCGCGCTTGTCGCGGCGTGCTTTGACTGCCTCGACCGTTGCTTCCACGTCATCAGACGGGGCGGGCTGCTCGACGACTTCTTCGGTTTTGACAACCTCTTCATCGTCTGCATCGGTCTGGGCGGTGGGTTCGGTCTTGCCGTACTTCTTGTCGTACTCCTCAAGCGCCTTATCCAGCTCTTCGTCAGTAAGAACGGCATCAGCGTGAGGAACGCGCTTGGTTTTCTTGCTCATTCTTTTTCCCCCTTTGAGCAAATTTACTTGGTCGCGGCTGTCAAGATTCAGCCGCGCCTGTTCTCCTGCTCGCGCCTCGCGAACAAGAGCAAGGTGGTTAATGCGGATGTTCTTCTGAACAGCGTCGTAGCGTTGACCATTCCAGACGCCGGGCGTTTCATCCAAATCGAGGTTATATCCAAGACTCAGCTCTTTCAGCCCAGCAGACTTCATAGCGTCCGTGTCATGGATGATGATCTCGGCCTTGACGTCATTGCCACTTCGCTCTCCCTCGCTGAGAATCGTTCCAATCTGGTTTTCAGCCACGTTGTTCTTGTCAATCAGCCCCGCTTCATGAGTCAGAACAACCGGCTTTCCGATGTAACTTCTCAGGCTTTCAGGAGAAAAAACATCCTCCGGAAGCCGAAGCTCCCGCCTGACGCTTCCGTCAGGATTTGTATACTCGAAGATTCCGCAGGAGGTCAGAATCGGCCTGTCCTTCAGGTAACCTTCGGGGGTGAAGTACGCTCTCGGCATGGGCATGCTGTCGTAGCGCACGACTCCGTGAAGTATCATCTCTGCATCTCTCCTTCCAAGAAACAGTGCAGCTTTCGCAAAATGCTTTTAAGCATCTCGCAGGTATTAAAAAAGCACCGAGCTTTTTGCTCAGTGCTTCTTCACAATATTATGCGGTTTACCAAACCTCGTTTGACTTTGGAGGCTTGTAGTTAAGCTTCTCCTGCCAAGTTACGCCTTCTTCAAGGCAGGCTTTGTAAACCTTTTCTGCTTCGTCGGGGTCTCTGTACCTGCTTGGTACTCCCCATGTTGGGATCGTGTTCCCGTGAACCATATAGTACTTCATCGTGTACTTTCTGCCACGGAAAGACTCCCAAAGCCTCGTGACGCCGTCCATATCCATGACGCCCTTTTTGTCGATGTAGGCTTTCTGGAAGAATTCAGCATCGTTAAAGAAGCCGTCATTCAACAGCTTGATTAGTTCGTTCTGCTCTGTCATCATAGGTCTACATTCCTCCAAAGCCATTCGTCATAGGCTTTTTCAAGACTGTTGTGGACACTCGGCGCAATCGACTTCAGGAGGTTGAGTCCTTCGGTCCAGCCCATCATACGCATCTGGTGGTAGTTGGCTACTGCCTCGGTGTATGGTGCCGTGCTTCTGGAATAGTAATCCGAACTGTGACCGCCGCAAACCCAAGGTCCGCGTCCGTTGAACATGCCGCAAATGATATCCGAAACCGGACCGATCATTTTCTCGCGCTGCCTGCACCGCTCCTCATATTCCCGGGTTTTGTCGTAGTACTCGTCAGGGTTCTTGGCAATCGCGGCTTCTCTCTTGTTCCGGTATTCCATGTGCAGACGATTGTACTCTTCTCTTGCGCCCTTGTGTTTCTCACGTTCCCGGAGAAGCCTCCGCTTCGGCGTATAATAGAACTCTATGTAGTCGCCATACTTTGGCTCTTCGCTGGAAAGCGGACAGCCGATCGACCTCAGATAGTCGTCGTACTCGCTGTCGGAGAACTGGAACTTGTTGAACTGGCTGTCCACGGCAGACGCAATCTTGAAGAACGCCGTGTCGTAGGCATCTTCTATCATCCCGCCTTCTGAATTCTTCACAATCAGATAATGCCCGTAAGGACTCTCTTCGATTGTGTAGTCTTCTACACCGGACTCCTGCAGCAGCTTATTCATATCGGCTGCGGATTCTTTGCTGTGCATCGCGCTTTCGTCATACAAGGCCTGCGACAGAGACGACCTGTATTCCGTATCGCTGGACAAGTTTCTTTTCTTGTGCGAATAGCAGTCGCTCTGATCCGGGTCATCCAGATAGTGACCGTATTCATGCCACAGGATACTTGGCTTCTGCATGTCCTCTGCCGACATCACGATCGTTCCTGTGCTTTTGGAATAGAAAGAATCAGCACCGGAGGGAGAAACCCTTCCTTCGCCGTCCATGATTCTAACATGACCGGCTGTCTTTTGCAACAGAAGCAGCTGCGCATCAGGCGCGTTTTGCAGGCTCTCAAACGCCGACGTTTTCGCGCTTTCAGTCATTCCGTCCCATATGGAGGAATGCTGAATTTCCTGAATCGCGGATGACCTCTCATCACTTGTAAGAAACCGTTCCTGATCCAGTTTTCCGGAAACCGCGTGTGCTTCCTTGTGCGCCTTCTCTCGTCTCACGGTTGCGTCGTGGGCCCTCTGTCTGGCCTTGGCTGCGTGTTCCTCCGCCTGACTCACCTTTTCCTCAGAGAAAGCATCCGGACCATAGCACTCGTCATAAGACTTGATCGCAAAGTCAAGCTTATTGTACTTGGCTTCCACCTCAGTGAACGATTTTTTCTCTTCGTCTTGGAGGCTCCACTTGCTTCTGCCTTGAAGAATGCTGTCCATTTCGGATTTGAGTTCTTCAAGGTCCCTCTCCATGACCTCTTTATCGCCTTCGCCATAACCAAGGTCAGCAAGCATCTTCTTGTCGTTCGCAACGATCTTCCTTTGGAGATTCAAGCGGCGAAGGGCGTTGTCCGCCTTGTTCCTTTCGTCGTATGCGACTTCTTCGTCACGTTCCGCATCTTCAAGGTTCTGGAACAGGGCTTTCACCTGCCTGCTTCTTTTCCGCAGGCGGTTCCTCACAAGTTCTTCCCTGCTTTTCGGATTTGGACCCTCGCCGCGCATGGTAGCAAGCACATAAGGATTCCCCTTGTCGGGGACTCCCTCCTCATTGATATGCACACGATGGTCGTTTTCTGTGGTTACCCACCGTCCATCGTCATCAGCGGCATCATGACGCTGCGTCTGAAGTTGCTGGGCGTATTTCATAACGCATTCGCCGACCGCAACCGCAACAGGTCTCGGATTCGCGCTGCCCGTATACTCGGACATCGCTTCCGCAAACCACTCGACGTCACCGCCGCTTTTGTTGTTGACGGAGTATCCGGACACGGCTCTCTTGCACTCGTCCCTGCTCATTCCGAGTTTGGACATAACCTCGTTCATCACCAGCGTGGAAAAATTACCGCTGTGGAGCTTCAAGGCATCTGACATGTAGTCGTCCATCTGATGAGAATACTCATGCTGGACAACACTTTCCTTTGTGAGTCCGGGCGGATGGAACTTGTCCGTCATGCACCGCTGCCAAGACTCTTCAAACTTCTGCTCGTCTCCGTAGAACCGGTTATTCAGGCGGACGCCCTTGCCTCTCTGTGAGTAGCCGTAGACGCCTGCGTCCTCGGCTGTCATGTCTTCAATCACAAGACGCCCGCAGTGCCCTTTCATGAAAGGCACCTTATTGATATAGTCTACAAAGGACTTCGCTGTCGCCTTTGCGGTATCCAGAGACACCTTGTGTCCAAAGTCGCACACGATGTCGTCCCCGTCAAAGGCACCCTCAGCAGAAAGCCGCTCCGCGATATCTTCGACCGTCTTACAGTCGTCGAATGTGGGAAATCTTTCCTTGACGGAATCGTAGTATTCCTGCCGGACCGGCTTCAGACTTTCTTTCGCTTCCGCAATCTGCCGTTTGTATTCTTCAACCTCGGCCTCTGCATCCTGAACCTCTTTTTCGTACCCGGCAATCTTTTTCTTGACGCCCCGTACTTTTCTGCTGGCCTCTTTATATCCGCCGTCCGGACCGTAGCGGTCGTAGTCGTTATTGAGAATATTGCTCAGAGCGTTGTATTTTTCAAGAGCTCCGTCCTTGGACAAGAGCTCAGCGTCGATTTTCTTGATAATCTCGCTTCTGCCGCCGTGCTGTTCACACCACGCGTTCCATGCCTCGCGTTCCGGTGTTCCGCGTTCCGGCCTGTCGTAGAGCTTTTCATTAAGCTCTTGGGCCTCGCGAACACGTTTATACAGAGCATCCACTTCCGATTCAAGCTCTTCTTTGGTCCTGCCTGCGATCAGGTCTTTTCTCTTTTTCGCTTCAACGGAACCGCGTTCGGCTTGGAGAAGTTCGCTCTTGGCACGTGACAAAGGACCAAACTCTGTATCAATTCTTCGGTTGGTCGCATCGATGATCTTTCGATTAAGCTCTTTCGTCTGCTGGGCTACTTCGGTCTGCCGTTCTATGCAGGACTTCTTCGCAGCAGTGTGTCTTTCCGGGGAAACGGCAGTTTTCTGTTCTGCCTTCCCACGCTCGCGGAGTTTCTTGTATTCCTCGGCGGCACTCACGCCTTTCCCTTCCAGCGCTTCCCACGCTTCTCTCGGGGTCCAGCCGTTTTGCACCTCAATGCCGTACTTCCTGCACAGGCCATAAGGCAGTTTGGTGTTGCCGTGGTTTTTGGATGAGGAATCACCTTCCGACTCTTCGTCCGCATCGAATCTTCCGTTCGGTGCAATAAAGCCGGGGACAAAAATCTCCATCTCGCCGCTCGTGTTCAAAGAGCCGAAGGTGTCAATCGGGCGGATCTCCGCCTCGTAAATCACGCCGTCGTCAGTGGCTCTGCCGTGGCCTTCATTGCTGGCTTTGAACTTTTCCGCAGCTGCTCTGTCAAACGTATAAGAAGAAAACGCAAGGGCCTTCTTGTGCTCTTTGCCGCTCCCGCCCCTGTACATCTTAACCGGTGTTACAAGGAAGTCTTCAAACGGCAGAGCCTCTTTGCCTTGCGCTTTGCAGTGGTATTGATAGTTCTTATACATAACGTTCAATGCCGCGTTATGTATCTCGCTGTTTTTGGTCAGCTGATGTGCAAGCTTTTCCTTGACGCCCGGATCATACTCGGTGATCCACATGCTGGCGACACCTTTGTCAATGCCGTTTTGCAGGATCTCGTCGGTTTCCTGATCACTGATGCGTCGGAGGTTTCCGGTCGCGTTTTGAAGTCTGGCCTTGAGCCATTCTTCTTTCACGCCGTCCATGCCCTTCTCTTCAAAGATGGGCATGAGCTTGTCCACATTTTTGCTTATGAACTCTTGGTGCCCGTCTGCCGGGTCCAAGTCATAATCGGTTCTTTTTGGCTTTGTGCTGTCGCTCAGATTCAGTTCGCGCTTTCCTGATTTTGCCGGTCCCTTTGAGGTAGCCTTGATCTTTTTGGCAACCTCGCCGGTCATGTTTCCCTCATCATCAAGGGGAACGTGCGTACCTTTGATCGTGACCCAGTCATATTCACTGGAATCTGCGTCATCGTGCTCTTTGCGCTCATCGCCCGGATAGAGGGTTTCGTATTCATGGTGATGGTCGTCCAAGTCACCTGCGAAGAACACGCCGTCATTACGGACCTGATCAAAGCTCTCTGTCAGGGACTCTACCAGTTTCCGGATCTCCTCGCCCAACTTGGACGCCTTCGGCTCCTCAGCGGTCTTATACTCTTGGCACAGCAGGCTCAGCTCTGCAGTGATATAGCCGATCTTATGCAACTAATCACCGCCATTCGGATATGAAAAAAGCGCTGCCCGTCAGCAACGCTTTGTTTATTAACCTTTATCGACGATCTTTCCCGACCATGTGTAGTAGGGCTTCTTCATGTTCGGGTTCTCCGACTTCCAGATGTTCGGATAACCGCCGCCGTTCATGAACTCTTCCAATTCCTTCTTGTCCTTGTCGGAAGCACCCGGAAGCATGTGCCATTCGGGATCTGCGACAAAGTACTTGCTGCTTGTGAACTCAGGGGACGGACCAATCATGTTTTCTACCTCCGCTTGATGTATCAGCCGTTTTTCTTCTGAATCATGGCGGCTACTTTCTTAACCGCTTCCTCCGGCCCGGAAACGTTAACCGTGTTTCCTGCTTCGTTATCCCAGCACGGAGTGATCGAGATGGTCACGCGGGACCCGTCAACCTTCGTGCGGACTTCAATCACATCAGCATCGATCTTCTTGACCTTGTCAAGGCCATCCACGAACTCTTTCTGCGTTTTGAAGCTGCAATAGTTCTCGTGGGTGTCCATGTCCGAGTAGCCACGGCACTCGACGATCTCAAGCTCGCCGTAGCCGCAGGCCACAGCCGCGAACCGGAAGCAGTCCTTTTCCGTCTTCATCTCGTCAGCCGCAAACTTGTAACTGACCACATCGCCGCGAATTACGCTCTTGCCGACATACTTCATTTGCTGTTCCCTCCGTTGTTCCATTCTCTGTTGTTTCCGCCGTTCGGTTCTCTCTTGTACTCAATCTTCGTTCCATCTTCGCAAACAAGCGTCAGGGCGTCAATGCCGCCGTACTTCGGCTTTCCGGTCTTCTTGTCAACCTCGGTCTCAATCCGTTTCCACATGTCGTCATAGGCTCCCGTGGCGTTCGGATTCATGTCATTCGCACTCTTGACTCCGGTCATCTTGATCTGCATGCTTCTCGGAATACCGTTGATGGTATTCAGTTCGCCACAGCGTTCCAGAAGCGCCTCCACCGTGCAGTGCGGAACATCGTTTCCGCCTCGGAGCGATACGCTCAGGGCCAGACTGCCGTTATGCAGGACCGTGTCAACCTTGACCATGTTTCTCTCGCCGAGAACAACCTTCTTGGAAAAGTCTCTGCTCTCCTGTCCGAGCTCTCCGATGAACCCGTCCTTGTCGTCATTCAGGTCATGCACGCCGTTGTCGTCCTTGATGCTGATCTTGGAGTTGTTGACCTCATCCTGCCAAGACCCGCACTGATCCGGCGTTGCCATCTTGTCGATGTCGTACTTACCGCCGCTCTGGGCCCGAAGTGGAATGTTGGCTTCTCTGTTGGCGTCTCCAAGACGTACCGCCGCAACCTGCGAAGCCATGTGGCGGATGTTCTCTTCGTTCGGTTCCCCGCCGAACACAGAGTCGCGGTCAAACTTGATTTTCTTATTCGGGTTCCGCTCATTATACTCGTTAACGGCGGTTTCGATCTTGTCCAGACCAACCTTCCAGTCTTCCGGACTCATCAGGTCATTGACTCCGGATTTACTCTTCGTGTGGGCAAAGGCAATAAACGCGGCCTGACTCGGATTGACGCCAAGCTTTTGAAGTTCCGCAGAGTGCTCAAGAATGTGCATCGCGGAATTCATTCCGTGATTGCCACGGATACCGTCTCCGTTGTCTTTGCTCCAATTGATGTCGCCGCCGTCCATGCCGGTGTCATGAAACCAAGCCGACACAAGCATCAGTTTCCGGTCCATCTTGGCACCGCGAAAACGGTGATTGCCCTGAAGCTGCTCAATCACGTCCGCAGCCTGATTTGTCTTCTCGACCACCTGCTGGATGTGATCCATGCCATGTGTGGTAAAGGTTCTCAGCGTCGGCTTCTCATTGGCGACCTTTGTGCCCTTGGCATAATGCTGTCCGCCGACCTTGTCGCAGCCGGAAAGCGTGTTGTTCACCGTCGCGGCATCAAGGCCCTTGACCTTGGGCGGCATCCAGTTTCCCTGATACTTCGCACGGGAAGTCTGCTTGCTGCGCTCACCGCTTTTCCCGGTCACATTGCCTTTCGGGCCTCTGTTGCCGAAGCTCTTTGCAGCCGCCTCAGCAGCGCCGGGATCTTTCTTCTTGATCGCTTCCCAGACCTCTTTCGGCTCCATGCCCTCGGTCTTGATGCCCATGCTCTTTGCAATTCCGTAGGCCAGACGCGCACTCGCGTCAAAGCGTTCCTGAAGCCTCTGCTCTCTGCGCTGTCTGTAGGCCTCCACGCTGTCAAGCCTTGCCTTCCGTCTTCCGGCAACTCTCGTTTCTCTGCGGTTCCTGTATCGATTAACGGAATTGTCCATCTCTCCGACCACCTTTATTATACACTAATATTAGTACAGTGTCAACGCTTTTCTCACTCTACAAAGGCTTAAACTTGTTCGCCAGATAGCGTTTTGCTATGTCTATATCAAATACCGGAGACGCTACACACCTACAGCCGAAGCTCTCCCCCGGGTGGCAGTATCTTCCAGTATACACAATCCCTCTTGATTTCGTCATGTACCACTCGGCAGGCGGCTCGCTCCACTTGTGGACCGTTCCATGCAGGGCCCTGTGGCTGTCTCGCACTCGACTGTCGCGCTTGGTGATCCACTTATACTTGCCGACGCCAGCGCTTTCGTGCTCGTATCTCGTCATCTGGCAATTGAGTGTTCCCAACTGGTCCCTTGCAATCATCAGTGCTTTTGACTTCGTGAGGCCAATCAGTTTTTCCAGTCTCCGGTAGACGTTGACTTTCGGCTGTTTGGTTTCGTAGCCCCACCGGATAATCGACTCAACCTCGGCAAGGTACTCGTTCGGGATCGACTGGATCTTGCTCACGTTTTCGTGAATCCAGCGCTGGACCATGCTTTCCATATCCTCTTGATAGCTCTTGACGTTGATCTCAAAGCCAAGGGCATCACGGACCTGATCATTCCAGTCTTCGATAGAGTGGTTTTTGGCAAGGCTTCCGCTTCTGGCATACTGCTTTTCAAGCTTTGCCAGAGCGCCTTTTTTACGTTCCAGCCTTTCAGCCGCCGCCAAGCGAAGTCCTCTCGCGGTTGAAATAAACTCTCCGGTCGCGTCCTGCCGTACCTCGCCACGCTCCACGTACTGTCGCATCACACTGTTGATCGCGGGCTGTACCGTCTGAATCACCATCTCTGTATAGGCCAGAGTGCCGCGCATGCATTCACGCTCGGCGGAGATCGGATAGGTCGGTCTCCGCCTTGGAGAAATTTCGCCGTGCTCTCTTATCTGTCCGTTTCGAACTCTTTTTCTTCGGAGTACATCTATACCCCTTACGGGCTTCTCGTCCATTCTGTACCCCTCTCTGATTGTCAGCCGATCTTCGGCGTTGCGTACTTCTTGAGATCCGGAGACGTCCTCAGGTCAGATTCCTTGCAGCCGATTTTCGCAGCGTAGGCCTTGGCGTCGGAAATCTTCTCGAAGATCTTCAAGGTTGTACGGTGCCCGGTGAAGTCGGTGCCTGTGACCGTAAATCCACGCCTGCTGTAAGGGTGTCCGGTCTTGTTGTACCGCGTGCCAAGTACAAGATCCTTGTACCGCGTTTCCCCGACCTTGGCAACCGTCTTCGGCAGCTTCATCTTGCTCGGGTTCACCGTCTCCCCGGTATCCGGGTCCTTAAACCGGCTGATTCCGTGCTCCTGAAGGCAGGCGTACATTTCCTCCTTATTCAGGAACGTGTGGAACGCGGCAGAAGTGGCCGTGATCGGCCTTCCGCTCAATGTGCGGTCTGTGAAGTCGCCTCTCAGGGTGTACTTGCCGTCATTTACTTTGGTCGCGCTCAGGTTTTTGTACGTTGCGCCGCTTCTGGTCCTGATAAAGCTCGCTCCGCCGTTTCGCTTGGCAAACTCCGCCTCAGGCGTTATGCCCTTCTCCGCCAGAGCATCCCATGCATCTCTCGGGCTCCACGAACTGTCCACGTCAATACCGTACCGTTGGCACAGGCCGAACGGCAGGCGCGTGTTTCCGTGTCCACCGGTTCTTTTGACCGGCGTGTTATTGTTTCCGTTTGCCTCCTCTTCGGGGGCATCGCGGTGAAAGCGTGCATCAAGCCTCTGCTGTCTCCGCTTTCTGTATTCAGCTACAGCATCAGCCATAACGCACCACCTTTCGTTAAAAAGCAAAAGACGCCTCGCTTTTGCGAAACGTCTTCAGAAACTGTTCCTACACGTGGCAGGTCAGCTATTCTTTGATTGGAGATACCCGTTTTCGGTCAGCCACTTCCGTCTCTCGGCAGTAGGCAGATTATGTTTTCCGGCCTGATACAGCGCTCTGTACCCTGCCAGCCCTTCCCAGTTGGCACCACCGGCCTCAGGATCGGTCTCCTGCATACCGTCGTCTTCCCATCCGCATTCTTCGCAGATCTCATAGGACCCGTGTGTCGGAAACTCGAACTTTCCGCACACCGGGCACATGTGCGGCTTGAAGTAGTCCTCTCTATCGATCATACTGTTCCGCTTCCTTCCTCGCCATAAAATAGTTCCTCGCAAAATCCAAATCTATGTCTGTCGGGTCCGCCGCATTCAGCCGTGTCGGATAGAAACACGTTTTGATATTCCCTCCGGGATATCCTTTTGCATACTCGCCGGTGAGTCTGTTGAACCGGCAGATGCTCCCGTCCGAACAGCGATAGCCCCAGATATCCGGACCGCACTTCTTCATCAGAAGTTTCTTTGCGTGCTCGTTATACTCCTCGGCTGTCATGTTCGCATACTGCTCGGGGTGCCTTTGCTCCTTGTGAACGCGAAGGTTGTTCTCCGTAAAGCCTATGCACGGGAAGTTTTCGCCCTCGGCGGAAATCTGCTCCATCGGATACGGACTGCTGTATCTGTCTCTATGTTCCGGCTCTTCGGGCTCTTTGCCTTCCCGCTTGGCCTCGATACTCGCCAGAGCGTTGTCGACCATCTCTTGCAGGTCTTGTGCGCCAAACGCTTTCGGCTGCCCGTCTATCGGCAGTCCCGTTTCGGAACTGAACTTGATGCTGTTCCCGTTGACGGTCCGGAAGTAATAGCCCTGCGCTTTTTCCTGTTCTGTCAGGTCATCCGGCAGGGCCGAATTCTTCTTTGCCGCAAGAATCTCGCCGATGCTTGCATCTTCTCGGACCTCGGACTGTCCAAAAAGACTGATACTCAGTTCTTGGAGCCTCAGCAGGATCTTCCTCGCATAAGGCGTCCAGCCGTTGTTCGGAACGATAGCGCCAAGCTCTTCAGATATCGCGGCCATCTCATCAAGCTGCCGCTCGCCTTGTTTGCTCAGCATTCTACCCCTCGCAATCCAACTGTATTATACACTAAAATTAGTACACTGTCAATGCTTTATAATATCAAATCTGTTTGACTGCTTCCTCAGCAGAGATGCAGACTGGCTCGCCTTTTTCGTCCTCCCGATAGATTTCTTCAAGAAGGATATTAAGGCTGTCGGCAAACGGCTTGAACAGCAGGCCTTGCATGTTGGTCAGGTCGGCCAGGTCGTGCCAGACCGCTTCTCTCATCTCCACGTCGTCGCACTGCGGGATTCCGGAGTACATCGTTGCCGTGAAGATATGTGATACCTTGACAGATTCGTCATCGTCACCGATGGTCCCGATTTCCTTCAGGTCAATCGGTCGAATTCCGAACTCTTCTTCCGTCTCCCGGCAGGCCGCTTCTTCCGGAGTCTCCATGTACTCGATGTGACCGCCCGGACCGCCAAGCAGGCCATAGCCGCCAGCGTCACCGGCGATTCTGGTACCGGTCAGGATCTTGTTGCCCTGAATGATCAGGACTCCGACGCCGCCCATCGGCTTCTCGTCTTCGGCGTCCTTGACTTCCAGCCTGTCCCACACATTTTCCTGCTTGTGCAGCTCGGGCTTTTGCACAATCTCTTCCTTCGGCTCTTCGGAAATCTCGTTCTCGGCGTCTTTGTTGACCTCGTCAGAGAAGTCCATATCCTTCGGAAGCTTTGTCGCCTCAGGAGCCGCATCTGGGGAATTGCCTTCTGTCTTCTTCGTCAGCTGCTTTTTGAGCTCTTCTTCCTCTTTCGGAGGCTTCGGCGTCTCATGCTTCGGCTGCTGTTCCGGCTGCTTTGGCTCTGCGGGTTTCTCTGAGGCCTGCGGCTGTTCACCGCCACCGCCCATCATCGCGGCAAACGGATTCTCGCCACCGCCGCCTCCGCCACCCATCATTGCGGCCATCGGGTCCCCGCCCTCCTGCTGCTGATTCTTCGGGTCGTTTTCTTCCAGTTCTTCCTCGCTGAAATCATCCAGCAGCGTTTCCACATCGAACTCGCCTTCATCAGCAAGCTTTTTCCGGACCTCGCCCGGATCAATCGCCTGCATCTGCACATAAGCCGCTGCCGTCTGTGCCTTGGCGCTTTCAACTTGTGCCTTCTGAAGATCCAGAGCAACCTTTTCGGTTTCCGTCATGGACCACAAGGAGTTGAACTCGATCTTGATTTTGGGGATCTTCTTGATTTCGCCGGTGTGCTTCCCCGCTTGGAGGATAACAGAAAGCAGATACCGCAAATTACTTCGCAGCATCCGCTTCTGGATTCTCTCTACATAGTTGTAATAGTTCTCCAAATCGGAAGAGCCGGTAGCGTTCATACCAGCCGGGGATCTTCCGAACAGAATTGTCTGCGGGATATTGGTCAGCGCAGACAGATAGTTGCAGGTCGTGTTGATGACATCGGACACCCCTGTGTAGGAGAAGGACTTGAAGTCGTAGTCCTCACCGTTGGCGTCAAGGACCATGCTGTTCATCAGGCCCTTTGCCATGTCGATGATCTTCAGCCTTTTCAAAACAACGTCCTCGCCCTGCTCCGTTTGAAGAAGGTTGGAGAGATTTGCCATCTTATAGATCGCCTGCACCGAACGGTCAAGCATCTTCGGTGCCATCCCGTGTGCAATCTCCACGTCCCGGATCGCCCGATTAATTCGGACGTACTCCGGAATACCCCAGAACTGATACTGAGATGTCGTGGTGTTCTCCGGAAGCACCCCGTTCTGGAAAATCAGGCACCTGGTCTCATGGACCGTGAACGATCCGTTTCTGCCGGAAACGTGAAACCACTCCGGATATCCGAGTCTGCTGCCTCTGGTCCGGAATGGGTCCTGTCCTTTGAGATTGTCATATTCGTACATGCTCGAATAGTCCGGCGAAATCACCGACCGGTCGAACACCCGAATATCGTCAATGGACTTGATTTGGTCCCAGTTGACCGGTCTGTCGATGCTTCGACCGTCATTGATCAGAAGCACCGCAATCGAACCGCCGAACAGTCTGGCCCATTTAAGGCTCTGCATCGCAGTTTCTTCCCAGTCCAGTTCATCAAGGCACTCGTCGGTGAAGCCCTGAATGCTGTCGTCTTCCAGATCGACAATCTCAAAGCCGTGCTTCACGGCCTCCTCCGCAGGGGCGTCAATCACTCTTGCGAACAAACCGTTCTGCTCGTAGAACGTCGCCAGTTCCATGTCGGTAACATCCGCATCCGCAACGTAGTTATAGTACTCGCTCGCATCTCTGGACGTGCCGTACTTGGTCAGCATGTTCTGGTATCCACCGTCGCCTCGGAACACTCTGTCATTCAGCGGACGCACCGCCTGCACACCTGTATACGATTCCAGCATCTTGGCCGTGCCGTCCGCGAAGTCCATATTGAACTGCGCCTGTTTCCGTGTTTTGGTCTTTGCCAACGTTGCGCCCTCCTTTCCGGAAGGGCAGCGCCCTTCTGCGCATAAAGAGAAAAAGCCCGGTAACGCCAAGAACGTTACCGGGTCCTATTGTTTTCTTTGGTGGTGTCGGTTCCTTTTGCACCCTACACCTATACCATCATAGTAATTTTATCACAAGCAGGTGTCACTTTCATGAACAAACCGTAAACCTTAAAGCACTTATAAAGTGCCGCTTGTCATCCATCGTGGAAACAAAAAGAGAACTGTCAATCTTCGTCCTCTTCCTCGTCCACGTAGCCTTCCGTGAAGTCGTACTCCCGGTTGCTGTCCAGCCAGTCATAGAACTCCTGCTGCTTTTCCATCCACTCTTGGAAGTCGTCTGACTCCTTCTCTTTTTCGATGGTGGTCAGATGCTCCGCAAGCTCTTCCTTGTTCTGCTCGATCAGATGCAGGCACGCCACTTCCTCTTCGCACTCGTCGCACTTCTCGAAGGTGTCGTACCATCTGCCGAGGACCGCCAGCCAGCTCCACAGAACCTTGCAGGTTTCCGTGTCCGGATTGACGGCGATATACTTTCCTTCCTCGATCTCAAAGAGTGGAAGACCGTCCAGTTTTCCTATCAGCTTCATCTTTTATCACCCTTTATATTATATCACACTTCTGCCGAAAAGTCACCTGGATATTGATCTTTTATCCATTCCCAAGCGTCCTGAAATTCGCCTCGTCTGTTCTCTCGATAGATCAATTGGACTCCGTTCTGGCGCAGCAGGCCGATGACTTTCTTTCTGCGGGTGTCGGACATTTTGTTGAACGCCGCTTCCAGATCCTTCTTGCTGTTGAAAGAGACCTTCTCGATATCCGCCACCGTGACGGGGCCATGGAACTGAAGTTCAATGTACCCGTTGTTGGCGTACCTTCGGATATCATCGAACATTTCCTTATAGCTGATCTCGCCGTTTTTGTACCTTCGGTAGGATTCCAGAGCGTTCTTGACATAGTAGTCGCTGTCCAAAGCGGACATACCCTCGATTGTCGGCTTGTCCCCTGCATAGCCAGCGCAGGCCATCCAGCGCCTCGTATTCAGTGAATCGCCGTAGGTGTAGGTTGTGCGGTCCTTCATAGTGTCTTTCCGCAGGGTGTAGGTCAGGGGGCTTCTGCCGCCATAGCCCGGATGTGCACTGTCGTCCCAGTCTTCCGCTTCATCCGCAAAGCCGATATAGCCGCACTTCTCATAATCCTTGTCGTCAAGGCCATCGTGACCGTAGAAGATTTTCGAAGCTTTCTTTCTGAGCTCCTTGTCCTGCGCAGCACCGGAACCGCCTTTGCCGGTTTCTACTTGGCTCTTATAGCCGTTCTCGATGATCGCACCGAAGCTCGATGTGCTTCTTGCTACACGATAAGCTCCCGTCTGAAATACCGTTGTCAGCATTTCGGCGATCTCGCTCTTTTCATCGGCTGTCAGGTCGTCGATATAGCTCTTGCTGATCCGGTCCATGCGGTACACATCGAACTTGCTCAGGGACGGCTGAGTGTGGCTTCTCGGCGCATCGTCGTTCGGATTCATTCCTCTGGTCTTGATGCTGCCGGTATCCACATTGTTATCTCGAAGCCACTGTTTGGCTGCTTCCTCGGTCGTCGTGGAGTACACCTCAGCGTGCGTTCCTTTGGACGCGCTGTCCGCATATACCCGGAACGAACCGTCCGTGCCTCTCAGCAGCATCACATGACGCATGCCGTCTGCCGGTCTGCCATAGGTCCCGTCTTTGGTGAGAAGCTTGTAGTCTTTAACATTGAACTTTTCAAGGGTGTCTACCGTCTCATCCCAGTCGGCGGTCTCAATGATCTGTTTTTCCTTCCCGTCGATGTCCACGCCCTTGATAGACCACTTGTCCCCGATCTTGTCCGCGTGGATTGACTTAAAGGCCTGACCGTCGATACCCATGTCATAATACTCGCCGCTCGCAACCGCGTCTTTCGCCTTTTGCAGGACCTTCTTCCGCTCCTTCATACTCTCGGAAGGATCAAAGGAATCTATCGTCAGGTCGCTGCTCATGCCGGAGGTCTTGAGCTTCTCGTCCATCGTGTAGGCGCTTGTGGATTCGACAATCGTTTTGCGTCTGCCTCGGATATCTGTGCCCTTCAGACGGTACCATCCGTCACTGTCATACTCCATTTTCAGGTCCAGATACTTTTCGCCGCCGAAGTCCTTGGCCTCAGAATCGAACTTCTCCTGAATCTTCTTGTACTCCTGATAAGCCTGCTTGACCTCCGGCTGCTTGATGAAGTCTTCAACATTCAATCCTCTCGACTTGGCATACCGAACCGTGGAATACATGTCCGTGCTCATGGACATTGTTTTTCTGCTGCCCTTCTTGTCATAGCCGATCACCTTGAACTTGCCGGGGTCATCCGCTGCCACAACTTCAACGTCTGACAGTCTGTAGCCGTCGATATCGATTGCCTTCTGCTCGAACTCTGCAATACGCTTTTTGAAGGTCTCGTACTCCTGACGAATCTTGTCATCCTTGATGTACTTGTCGATATCTGTGATACCGCCCTTTTCCATCTGGTCCGTGAGAGAATACATGTCGCCGCCGTAGGTGAGTCTGCGCAGCTTGCCGCTTCTCTCGTATCCAACAAGGCGGTATTCCCCGAGACTATCCACAGAAACAGAGATATCCGCATACTTGCCAGATCCGAAGTCTTCCGCCGTAGCGTCAAAGTCTTTCCTGATCTTGTCGATGCGGTCGTATTCCGCCCGAAGCTCATGGTCCTTGATAAGGTCGTCCGGATTCAGCCCGTTCTTTTCCATCAGGTCGATCATGTCAGCCATGTTGCTCTGCGTGGCAATGCAATAGTCTCTGCCGTAGCTGTCGTATCCTCTCAGTTCCAAAGAACTTCCGGGACCGTTCCAAACCAGTTTCGGCTCCATGTACATGCCGCCAAGAACCGGAACTGCCTTGCTCGGGAACTCCTTCCTCCGGCGCTCCTGATCCTCCTGTTCCTTCCTGACTCTCTTGATATACTCCTTGACGTCGTCGTCTTCGCTGATCCAGTCGTCGGACTCGATGCCCTTTTCGGCCATTCTCTCCCGGAAGGCCTCGAAGGTCTCGTACTTCCTCATGTAGTCGATGGAGTGTGTTTCTCCGTCCAGATCCACGCCGTAAAGCATCAGGTCCCCGCCTCTCAGCCGGTACTCGAAGCTCTGATAAGACGTGTTGTCGATTTTTACAAGAGCATCCGGAATATCCAGTTCGGTCGGATTCACAACGCTCTTGTCTTGATCTCGGACCTTCTCGACGCCCTGATCCTTCAGGTATTTCAGCAGTTCGGTCTTGGAAGAGAAGGAAAGCTTCTTCTGCTGTCCGTCCTCATCTTCGCCGAACAACTCATACCATCCGCCATAGCGCTCTTTCTGCATTCTCAGGTCGCCGTATCTGATGCCGTCAACCTCCATGTATTCTTTCTTGTCGGAAGTCAGCCAGCTAAGGCGTTCCGTCTCTCTCTTTTTGAGTGCGGGAGACAGTTTCACATCATCCTCGGAAACACCGTGACGTTCAAGCCACTGCTTTGCGTCTTCCAGAGACCGGAACTCCTTCACAGCCCTTTTCTTTCCCATAAAGTCTGTGCCGGTGATTGCATACAGGTCCTTCTTCATACCGATCGCCATAGCACTGTATCCGCGCTCGCCGTCCGAATACAGCATGGTCGGAAGCTCCATCTCGACCGGATTCACCAGTTCTCCTGTCTCAGGGTCCATGAACTCTTCCACGCCCTTCCTTTTCAGGAAGTAATACATGTCTGTCAGCGTTGCGAATCTGCCAAGCCATGTAGACCGGTATCCGTGTCTTTCGTCCTCAGGAACATCATCATGCCACTCCGGCGTTCCTTCCAGAGCCCACGGCCTTTCACCGCGATAGCCCCAAGCCTGACGCGCCTTCAGGTCTTTGAGATAGTATTTGCCTCCGGAACCGTCCACAGTCTTGACCGGGTCTTTCTTCGGCGGCTCCGTCTTGATGTCCGGGCCGATCTCTTCGCCAGCTCTCAGTTTCCGGTAAATCTCTCCGGGAGTCACACCTTTACCGGCCAAAGCATCCCACGCGTCCTTTGGCGTCCATCCATCGCCGATCTCGATGCCGTATTTCTGGCACAGGCCGAACGGAAGCTTCGTATTACCGTGACCGCCGCCACCGCCTCGCTTCTGCTCGTTCTGCTGATCATCGTCTCCGTCCGCGTCTTTCCGGAAGGTCGGCACCGGAGACTGTTTATCCAATTTTTTCAGGTCCTTGGATTTTCGGTACTGCCTTTTCTTGACTCTGATCCCACGCGCAGCAAGGCGTTCTTCCCTTCGCTGCCGGTACAGAGCAATTGCGAGAGTATCCATTGCTTATTCCTCCCTGTATAACGACAAAAAGAGGCTGATCCGCAGACCAGCCACTTTTTCGGTTTCTTAAATTAAAACAGCGGGGCGTCGTCTTCGTCGTCTGGCGGCGCAAACGTCCACTTGGGCTTTTTCGGTTCAAGAGCACTCTTTGGGTTTTGGATGAACTCTTTCATGATCTCTCCAACTTCCGTCGCGATATTTCGCGGATGCTTCGCGCAACAGTATTCCGCGAGAGCCTCTGCGAGAAACTCAGACCCATAAAACGGCGAATCGTTGTTCACGGAATATGCGCTTACCTTTCGCATAATGCCCGTTTTGTCTTCGGTCGGGTGGTTTTCTTTAACCCTGTCCAATACGTACTCACAGAACCTTTTTCCTTTGAGCTCGGCTTCGTATGTTTTGCTCAGATAGTCGTCTATCGCATGACCATACTCATGTGTTACAACCGCCTCGAAGCTTGCCGTTCCTCTTGGGTGAAATCTATTCTTCACGTCGTTTTTAAGTGATTCTTGCAGTTTCGAACCGTCTTCAAACCTTCTTCGACTCAGCACAACCTGCGCGTCATGCCACCGGCTATATTCACAGTGCGCGTATGCATTTTCTGACGGATCGTCGTTTACAAGGAATGGCTGTAGTTTCCCTTTTAGTTCCGGAAACATCGATTTGATGCCGTCCATAGCTTTTCCAATACCGCTTACCGTCTTCGAATCGAGCGTATCGTATCGCATCGACTCGGACGTAAACATCCCGGCTACGTAAAAGTCGTCTCCGCGCATTCTGGCCTCAAGCGCAATTGGCGTATCACAATCGGATATATTCGGATACTTCTCTTTTGCCTTTTCGGTCATCGCCTTCTGGATCGCGGCACGCTCCTCGTTAAGCGTTGCAAAGTTGATGTTTTCAAGCTCTTCTACTCTATCTGCCGCCATCTTGGCAATTTCGTCATCACTCTTTGAAAAAACATCGCGACCGAACATGTCCATTGCCTTCTTCGCAAAGGTCTGCGCATAGTACCGGGCAAAAGAGTCTCCGTCAAGGTCAGACGGATCTTGGTTTGCAGCCTTTTCAAGCTCTTCATAGCTCTCTCCGTGATAGTCGCCGCGCTCCTTCATGGTCTTGATGCGGTTTGCCATCGAATTGATTGCCTTTATGCTCTTTCCTTTGTTCCGGTACTTTTCTTCTGACTCTTTATACCTGCGGTTGTGGTCCTCGTACTCTTTGGCAATGGTATCATAGTCCATTGCGGCATAGTCTTTCTTCCCCGGCGTTGCTGCTTTGTCCGAGCCACCGGTTTTCTTGGAGACCTTGCCCGTCTGCTTCAGTTCCGTGTACGTCTCGCCCGCAGAATAGCCCTTGCCCTCCAAGGCGTTCCATGCGTCTTGCGGCGTCCAGCCCGGTTTTACCTCGATTCCCTCTCTCTGACAGAGTCCAAATGGGATCTTGGTGTTTCCATGACCGCCGCCACGTCTGCCCTTCCCACCCTCGTTTTCATCGTCATCGGCGTCAAGGCGGATTCCAAGACGTTCCGCGCGGCGTCTCCTGTACTCGTCCACGCTGTCATAGTGCCGGGATGTCTTGAAGCCAAGTCTGGCGTCGCGTCTTTGCTTGTATCGTCTAATCGCATCTTTGTCGGCCATCAGATACACCAACCTTACAAAAGAATTATATGAGATTGCTCGGGTCAAACAGCGGCTTGCTCAGTTCATTGAAAGAGTCGGAGCTACCGTCGACCATATCGTCGTGTTTGGATTCTGGGAATGACTCAAGTTGCTTGAAGTACATATCATTCCACTCGCCCTTCAAAACCTTTACGTGTCCGTTCTGCCACTGAGCTGCAAACGGCGTCGCCCTGTTGACCTTGCTGCCGGTTACTCTCTCTGTGATCACGGAGTACCCGGAAAGCTTCTGCACGTAGGAATTGGCAACGATCTTTCCTGCCGCGCCCGGGTCTTGTGGGATACGGACTCTGTAGGCAAAGCCGTATTTCTGCGCGTCCGCTACAGTCGTGTTATAGATCAGCTTTTCGACCTCGCCAGCCTTGACTCTCTGATTAATCACATCCAGAACGATTACTTCCCCGCTCTTGAATCGGCCCATCAGGACGCCAGCCGTGTAGTCCGGGTCTTTTGCCGCGTCGTCTTCTGTTGCTGCAAGGTCCCACGCTCTGCACGTCAGGACAATCTCCCTCATCATCAAGGGATCTTCATCCACCATCGTAACCTGAGAGCGTTTGAAGTAGAGTCCTGCCGCCGCCTTGATCTTCCAGTTTCCCTTGAGAAGTCTTTCTCTTTCGACTTCCGGCTGCATCATCAGGTTTCCAAGGTAGGAAGGGTCCGATTTCAGCAGGGCCTTGTTGTCATAGATACTCGAAGCAATGAAGGTCACCGACTTGATCATTGCCAGTTCTTCTTTTGTGGTAAGGTGATAGGTCTCTATCAGTTCTTCCCGGGAATCGCCCCACCTTACCTTGTCGTCAATTCTGACCATCCAGCGGATCACGCCGCTTCTTTCCGGTATCGCATATCCGGTTTCCTGATCGATCCACCATGAGATGAATTCAGCCACCCAGGAGTCCGCGTCCGGGTTCGTCGTCGCAAGGACAAACGGAGGCACGCCACACGTACTTCTGTTACGGGTCAGCATATAGAAGAACTGCTTTTCCGTGAAGTGCGTCAGTTCGTCAAAAGCAATGCCGCATAGCTGAGAGCCCTGATATGTGTGAACAGCAAGGTCGTTCTCGATATGGGCAAAGGTAATCTTTGATACGACGCTTCCCTTTTTGTCCCGGAACAGCCATTGACCGGTCGTATACTTTGGGACCGCTCTTCTGATTCCGGAGTACATCTCCATCGCCTCATCCCAGAGTGCGCCAGCGTTGAAGATCTGCTTATACTCGCGTCTGAAAATGGTATAGTTGAATCCCTTGACGTCCTTGTATCTTAAAGGTGCCAAAAGCTCGGCGTAGGTCTTTCCTCCGCCCGCAGCTCCGCCATATATGGTTACAGAAGCCGAACTGGCAAGAAAAGCCGTCTGCGGACCTTCTTGGGGACGCAGAGTCCTTGTCGCCATCGGTCATCACTCCTCGGTGAGGTTCAGTCCGTAGTCCTCCGGGCTTCCGACTTTTATTCCATTGTCCGGAAGATAGATGATCACATCGCTCGTTTCCTCTTCTTCATCTTCTGTATCACCCTGAGCAAGCTGGATCACCTGTGACATTCTCGCAACCGCCTCATTCTCCCTCATTTCCTGAAGCGGTGCCATTCCTGCCCATTCGACAACCTGCCGCGCGGCATTCAGGTCCCCTGTGCTCATCGCCTTATTGAACATTCGGACAAAGAGAGCCGCTGCATTGGTCATATCGTCTTCTTCTACCTGATGGGTCTCCATAAGCGATTGAAACACCGGAGATGTCGCCTGCATCAGGAAGTCTTTGCCGAACTCTCGAAGGTTCTTTTTCTTGCGTCTTGCCTCTCCCGATGCAATACCGGCTTTTGTTGCATTTTCTCGGCGTTCGCTCGGAGTTCGTTCCGAATTTGGAATCAAATTGTTGTTTTTTCCGTATCGACGTTTCTTTTTGTTACCATCGTCAACAATTTCAGCTACAACGGTCTCGACTTCCGGCTCCTTTTTGGTCCTCGGCTTCTTCTGGGCAGTCGTCTTCTTTGTCGCGGTGGTCTTCTCCTTGCTTTCTCGGGATCTTGTTGTTTTACTTGCCGTACTCGGTTTTTTCTTTTTTGCCTCAGCAACCGGTGCGGTCTCGGTTTTTTTCCTCGGCATTTTGTTTGCTCCTCCTGGATATAAAAAAGACGCCACCTTTCAGTGACGTCTAAGATACGTATTTAATTCTCCCTCTTCTTTGCTGCCGGATACCCTGCTCAGCTCATGATTTCCCTGATCAGGTCTTCACGTCCAAGCTTCTCGAGCTCTTCGGCGTGCTTCATCACATAGTCCTCGTTCCTCTCTTTGAAGAACTTCACCCAATACTCGTTCTCCTCATTGAACGTGATCCAGTCCTGCACGGACAGTTTGTCCGGATAGTCCGCGAACAGATTGTAGAACGTTTTCTTGTCAAGCGTAAAGGCGAATTCTCCAATCGCTTTCTCATTGTCCAGCCACCAAACCTTGTCATCCTTGTTCTCCTTATAGATCCGCTTCACTTGATACCACCCCCAGCGCCTTTCTTCTGCTTGTCCGATGCCGTATTGATATATCCCGTCAGGGAAATAAGCTCTTTGTTTCCGGTCAGTTTGTCTCCGCTGATCAGATACGAATACTCACTGCCGCGACGGCTGGTCCTTTTGACCTTGAACCGCTGTTTGAGAACGGAGTCATTGAGCTCTTCCCATCCGCCAGTTCTGTCTTGCAGTTCAAGGAACTCAAGCTTTCCGTTTTTCTTTCTGACAACCGCAGCATGCTTTCCTGCCGCGAAATAGTACTCCTTGCCCTCTTCCACCTGCGAAAGATGGTCGTTTGCGATTTTGAAGCCGTCGCTGTCGTGTGTGACCGTTCCGCCAAGTCTCCGGATCACATCACCGCAGTTATACGAGAAGAACCGTCGTGATGCTCCGCCACGGAAGTCAAGCACCCTGTATCCGGACTTGTTTACGAAATAGGCAAACGCCAGAGAGGCGCAGGAGCCGCTTGTCTTGTCACTGCCGCGCAGGTCGAAGATGATCTTCTCCTCTGACGGCGGAGTCATATACTTGACCGGATTAACGTATTTGACCTTTTCCCTTGACAGAGATTCAGCCGCTCTTTCAAGCTCGGTGTATGGTCCATCCTGCACGGTGTCTTTCTCGACCGAAAGCTCATAAATCTGCTTCCAGTCCTTGTCCGCAGCGTCGCCCTTTGCCTCGTTCATCCGTCTGTCATAGTCCTCGACCTGCTTGGAGTACTTGTCGACATTGGCCTGATTGACTTCGAGAAGCTTTCTGTTGGAAGCAAGACCGTTGCCCTCATAGAACTTCGCGGTTTCCTCGTCTCCACGTTCTCTTGCTCTCCGTGCCATCGATTCATAGAACTCGATATGCGATTGGGCGTATGAGACCTTTTTCTTTGCCTCTTCCAGAATCACCCTCGCGCCTTCTGACTCTTCCTCGATTGTTCTATAGTCTCGCACCTTGTCGGTGTACGGCGAACTGGACAGCAGGTCGTCAACCGCCTGATCATACTGTTTCTTGTGATCTTCTTTGCTCGGATACTCAGCCAACTGTTTCTGAATGTCCTCGTGCTTCCGCATCAGGTCCGGGAGCGTCTTTCCAATGTTCTCGGCGTCCTTGGCATAGCTTCTCTCGTTGTCACGATACAGTTGATAGCTCGCCAAAGGAGGATAGCCGTATTCTCCCTCTCTTTTTGAAGGGATGTTTTCTTCGGAACCGTACTTTTGGACCATCTCGTCGGCCATCTTCTTGTACTTTTCGGACGCGGACTCGTACCTCGCTTTGGTGTTAATCGCTCTCGAAATCTCGACGTTGGCCGTAGAAAGGTCCTTTTCGAGCTTATCCCGCTTCTTCATGGCCTTCTTCAGGTCAGAAACGGACTTACCCATCTTCTTGATCTCAGCAGGAGTCCTCACCGGTTTCTGCGGTGCTCTCGGTGCTACCTTGCCGGTTTCCTTCAGTTCTTTATATGCTTCCTTGGCAGAGTACCCTTTCCCTTCCAGAGCGCTCCATGCATCCTTCGGGGTCCACGTCGGGTCTACCTTGATGCCTTCCCTCCGGCAAAGTCCGAACGGAAGTTTTGTATTTCCATGCCCGCCAGCCGGTGCCGGGGCATTGTTCTCGTCGTTATCATCGTCGAATCTGGCTCTCAGCCGTTGTATTCTTCTCCTGCGGTAGTCCGCAATCGCTTTCGCTCGGCTCTTTTCCATCTCGCACCGTCCTATGCAAAAATATAGGACGGCACCCCTCAGAGCGTCGTCCTTATAATCTCGTTATCTATCTCGAACGAACGCCCGGTCGGCCTTTACTCGATCAGAAAGTCGTAAGCAGCCTTATATTTCTCCACGCGCTTCAGGTCTGCATCGGTCACCTTCGGCAGACGGCTCAGATCCATGTTGTGGCTCAGGTCCGCCAGCTTCACCCTCCGCGCAAGGTCGTTCGTTTTGATTCCCTTGACGTATTCCATATACGGAACACCCTTTTTGTGAGTCAGGCATTCAACCGCGTCCGCGACCTCAGTGCCAAACTTGTTCCGGATCTCATCCAGCGTTGTGTTGGTGTCCTCCACCGTGTCGTGCAGGAACGCGACAACCTTTTCCGTATCCGTGTCCACCTTCGCCGCAACCGCACGCGGATGCTCGATATACGGAACTCCGGCGCGGTCAAACTGTCCAAAGTGCCTTTCTTTCGCAAAGGCCTCTGCCTGCCAGACCATCGAAATCAAGCTACCATCCCCTTACTTTCGGCTTTCAATCTCCTTTTCAGCCTCTTCGATTGCCTTTTTTGCCTCCTCCTCACTGATCACGCGCGTGTTGTCGTAGTCATGGCAGAAGTCCATCGCAATCGAATCTTTCGGAGATACCCAGTCGTGCTGCTCATAGTTCCAGAACTGATAGTCAGTCCCGGTCTCATCACGAACCGAACGAGCAATCCCTGAATCGTCATCGCGATCCTGATAATAGAACACTTCTTTTCTTACACTCAAAGCCCGCTCACCTCCATGGTCATTATACACTAATTTTAGTACATTGTCAAGGATAATATCCGATCTACCGTTTCTTTTTTGGGATCGGTTTCAGGTCCTCAATTCCTTTGGGGATCGGGCAAGTCTTCCAGATGCTCTTGCATTTCTCAATGGCGGCATCGTGGCGCTTCTTGCCCTTCGCAGTGCTCACGTCTTCCACGCGTGCATTGTCATAGTATCTGTGACCCTTGTTTTTGAATGCCAGAGCGACAGTAGAATGTACCTGAACCTCAAAGCGCTCGCCAGTCGGAGAAATGAATTCAACATGCACGCCTTTGTAGCTGCCGTCTCCGGTCACCCACTTATTGTCTCTTTCGTTGAGCTCATAGCCCTTCTTCTGCATAGCGCTTTCCAGCTTTGTCACCGTTTCTGCGATGTCATCGTGGTCACACAAGGCCGTGAATCGGATGATATCACCAAAACCAGCAGTGTATCCTTCGTCCGTCTTGGTTTCTTTTCCTCTTGCTTCTGCCTCGCTGCGTTTGGTAGAAATCTTCCTTGACGTGGAGTCGCCGCCCTTGAAGCAGTTCTCCAGTCCGGACAGACGGCACCCGATTCCGTTGACTGCATCAATCATGTCTTTCGAGATCTGTGCGCCCTTCTTGATTTTCTGGTCGTAGATCCTCTGGCACTCTTCTGACCGCCCGGTCATTGTCTTATCGAAACGCTGAGCCAAGCCAGGAACGGAAGCAACCTGATCACCCGTCACGGGGTCTTTCATATAGACATAATCGGTCGGTTTCAGGCTCTTCACGATGTCGTCAAATTCCTTTTCTTTTCCGAGTTCCTTTGCGCTCTTTTCAACGCCGGACATAACACTGTTGTCAAACTTCGCGCCAGCCTTTGGCTTTGGGAAATTAGCTCCGCTCGCAGTTTTGTAGGAGGTCGCCATATTCTTTTTGGCTTCCTCCTTTGCATTGGACACGAGGGACTTGTTTACCTCCGGCCCCTTCCGGCTTGTCTGCTTGAATGAGCCCTTCTTTCCGGAAACATTTCCCTTGTGTCCAACAGGTTCAAGCCCTTTCTGGGCACGCTTCTCATTCACAGCCTTGAAGATTTCAGGAATCTCCATACCCTTTGTCTTGATTCCAAGATCCGTGGCAAGACCAAACAGCCAGCCAAGTCCTGAATCTAAATTCGACGAGTCATATCTGACTCCGTATCGCTCACAGAGCCTTTGTGCTCTGCGCCTCTTGTAGGCTGCTACATGTCTCTCCATCTTTGTCACCTCATTGTATCTGCTGACGCCAAATCAGGCGGAGTATTCCTGCGCAAGGTCTCTAAAGAATGCAGGATAGCGTTCCGCAAATACCTTGAGAATCATTTTGCTGACTTCGATAATCTGCGGATGGGCCCTGCTGCTGCATCTCATCCGGAAGTAGTGTCTCCACTCTCTGAGATTCATCGTCATGACGATCTCTGTCTTTGTGGAGTTTGGAAGCACGCTTCTTGCCTCTTCCGGCTTGGCACCGGCTTCGATCATCTCAAAGTAGTGCTTCTCCGCGTCCAGCATTGCTTGGGTCCAGATCTGGTATTTCTTGATGTCTTTTTCACTTGACAGGTCATATTGAAAACCTGTGGCTATATCAATGACGGTAATCTCGTTCCCGAACTTATCCGCCGTGTAGTTGCAGTATCTTGAACTTTCCTGGCTGTAGCTTGCCAGCCTGTGCCGGACGATCTCGTGACTGACTCCACGGTCACAGATCACCCTCACCGTGATGCTTCCGTGTTCGATGACCGACTCGTGACCGGACGCAATCAGGCGGTTGACAAATTTCTCGGCACTCCCAATGCCGATTTTGTCTTCGCTCTTGTAGCAGGTCCGTCCGATCCGCTCGATCTTCTGGAGCAGTTCTTGGTAGTCCGGACCGTCTTCAATGACAATTGCAGATTTTACGATGTTCATGCCGTCCCTCTCTTATTCTTCGTTTTCCGTTTCCTCTTCCCCGAGGATCTGCTTCCAATGTTTCCTCATGATGGTCATAAGTTCGTCCATCTCAAGCCGTCCTCATTTCTTGGTGGATTCTTTTTCTCTTTCGCGCCTTTGCAGTTCGTTGTAGACATAGTCATCGATCTTGTCATAGGTCATGTCTTCCAGCAAGATCCTTGGAATGCCGTAGACATGTTCGATGATATTGAGGTACTTGTCCTTAATCCCGTCCATCTTCGGTTTCGCCTGTCCCATGCTGTCACGTCCTTTCCGGTCGGCCTGTCTTCTTCTCCGGTTGTTTTTTCTTCTCAGGAGTCGGGACCCGATAAATGCAGTCTTTCTCGGACTTATCAAGTACCGTGACCCCTTTTTGCAGTTCTTCCCTTGTGTATTTCATGATCCTACTCCTCCGAATAAATCCATCCGTATTTCTTCGAATTCAGTTCCAGCCACAGACGGCGGTAATCGTCGTACATTTTATTGCACCTGTCCGCAGTTTCCTGTACCTGCGGTCCACGTCTCCAGATCGGATCGATAACTTCGCGGTCATACTTTGCGACGCTTTCCTGATAGTCCCAAGCGAAGTCCATGTAATTTGCAGGCTTTTCGCCATCAAGCGAATACTGCCTGACGAGAGAGTATGTACCGCCTCGATGACAAGCCCTTACTTCCGCCATTCCATGAGCGACGGCACAGCTGACGTCATCCACGCTGAGTGTTGAACCCCGGGGATGGTTATGTGTGAACACGGAGTCTTTCAGTTTGTCCTTATACGCTTCAAGGTCGATCTGACTCGCTTTGCCGTCAGTTGCCTCAAACAAGAGCCTGCCGTTTTTGTCCACGCAAGCTCCTTTTTCGTAATCTTTCTTTCTGATCAAGCTCTCGTTGCCACGAATCGCCGTAACGACTTTTTCAGACCTGACGTATGCCACAGGACCGGACCTGATTGCCGCTTGGTCTTCTTTCTTGACCGCGTCGCGCTCTTCAGACAGTTCTTTTTTCAAGGCTCTGTCTTTCTCCGAAAGCCGGTCTACTTCGCTCTTTGCTTCCTGATATTTTTTCTGAGTCATGGCAAGGTCTTTCCGGAACATCTCTTTGAACTCTTCAGACGTTCCCGGATCATCCATGTACAAATCGTAATTGCCCTTGCTCATCTCATAGTTTTCTTTGGCCTTGTCGCGTTTCTTCAAAGAGTCTTCCAGACGGTACCTGTTGTCTTCAAACTCTTTGTGTATGTCTGCAAGCGGTCTTCGTTCTCTTTTTGGCTGTTCCACGGCTGGTTTCACATTCCAGCCGTTATTCATCGCCTTGCTGTATTTGTCGCTGCTTCCGTACTTCCGGTCAGCTTTTGACTTGTACCCGCCGCCCTGCTTAACAACGTTTTTCAGCTTTTCAGGTCCCTTTGATACCTGTCCGCCGTCGTCTATCAGGACATGCGTTCCTCGCATTGTGATCCACTGGTCGTCCGCGTGGGCTTTTTTGGCCGCAATCCTTGCATCTCGGCGCATGCGGTATTTCTTTACAATGTCATCCACGCTTTCTCATCCTTTCAGGTTTTGTACACTCTGAGCTCGCATCCGGATTCTTTTCGGATCTCCGGTCTCTCTATTCGCTTCCATCCAAGTTCCGCCTCTACGTCGGTCCAGAAGAAGCGTGCCGGAACATTTTTATCGAGGATATATAAAAACACATCCCCGCTCCACGACTGAGTAGCGGCCTTTACAGCCTCCGTGCCGATGTGCCGGTGCCTTGCCTCAGGAACAACATAGAACTCAGCGATATAAAACGCACTCGGGAAAACGTTGAACGGGACGATTTCGGTCTGTATGAACCCCTGCACGGTCCGGTCCTCTACAATAAACTGTGAGTACCACATCCCTTGTTCCCAAGCCATATCATCCCACTTGATTTCATGATCGTATTGGCTGAGGGTGTCCACATAATCCTTTGCCATTCTCATGAACAGATTCCTGTCCATGCAGCTCGGTGTCAGTTCTACCATTGTTCGACCTCAGGCCTTGAAGTGGAAACCGCACTCCGGGCAGACATACTCCGGCTTTTCCCTCTTTTTCTTTTCCTTCGGCTCCGCATCGTCCATGTTGAACTCAACGCCCCAGTCCAGAGCAAGACCGCCAAAATCCAGCGTCGCCAGTTCCTCTGTCAGAGCAACGTAGTCCCACGACGCGAACTCTCCGACTTTGTTGTCCAGAAGCCGGAACTTTTTCTTTGCCGTCTCAGAAAGTCCAAGCACCTGAAGCACCTGTACCTCTTCAACTCCCTGCTGGATCAGGCTCAGACGCCTTGTGTGTCCGGCCAGAATCACTTTGTTCTCATCAACAATAATCGGGTTGTTGTATCCGGTCTGTCGAATGCTCTCCGCAACGGTCTTGACCGCGCTTTTATTTTTACGAGGATTATTCTTGTAGGGAATAATCTCGCTCAGTTTCATAGTTACAAGATGTTTTTCCATATTATTCGTCGTATTGGTCCATATCCACCAAGCCCTGCACGACTTTTCCGCACTTCGGGCAGATGATCACTTTCTTCTTCGGCTTGTCGGCGATCAGGTTGTCGGCCATCTGTTCCAGTTCCTTCGACCAGAAATCGTATCCGTCGAAATCGACCATCTCCAGTTCCTCTTGGAGCTTATCGAGATCCCACGACGCAATCTCTGCCGTCTTGTTATCCAGCAGTCGGAATTTGCGCTTCTGCTCTTCAGTCAGTCCCGGGACGAGAATGACGTCAATTTCGTCCTCACCCAGTTCGTTCAACGACTTCCATCTGGAATGCCCGGCAAGGATCTGCCAGTTTTCATCCACGATAATCGGCGTGATGTACCCGACCTGATCAATGCTTTCGACGACCGCGTCAATCGCGTCATCTATGTATCTCGGGTTATTTTGATAAGGTTTCAGCTGGTCAATCGGGACCTGAATCAGTTCCATAGTTCCTCCAAAAGAAAAAGCCCGCGTTTCCGCAGACTGTAAGTTCTTCAATAGGCCGGATTTCCACCGGCATTGCTTGTTAGCCCGCGACTGTTACTTCCCAAGCAGCAGCCAGCAATCGTGGGGCGGAGGAGCGACTAACATGAAAGCGCCGCAGAAAATCCGCAAACTGCGGCCTATCGCGTCCATCTTCGGCGAGACTTGAACTCGCGACCCCTGAATTGGGAGTATTCAGCGCTCTTGCCATCTGAGCTACGAAGATGTTGTCTTTTTCCGCGTATTTCATAGGTCCATCCCAATCTCACGCGGCACCAGTCACATTCCTCTTTGTTTTTCACCCAGACTTTGATCAGTTCAAATCCGGCTTCCTCGTATTCTGCTCTGCAGGAGGCGCAGAGCGTGCGAATATCCTTCGACTTACTCATTTCTGCTCTCTCCCCAAAGCAAAGATACCGCCACACCTTTCGGCATGACGGTATCCGATATAGAATTGTGAGCAAACAGCTTTGATGGGATTTCTTTCCCTTTCAGTAGACGGCTAATTCACACGTCCTGTCGTTACAGCCGTTTGCTCTGTCTGCCATCATCAGTCAGCTACAACGCATTCGCGCTTTCACTGCCCTACGGCCAAGTTCCTGATTTATAAATAAAGCCGCAAAAAGGGTGGACTCGGCAGGATTTAACAGTCTCCTCACAGTGTTGCGTTGGGTCAGGCTTTGCCTCGCTTACCAAGCTTAAACGCCCTCCGCAGTTCGCAGCCTATTCTCTTTTATTCGGCCTATTCCCCGCTTTAAGTGAGAGACCCGGAAACCGGACGTCTCAGCTTCCTTTGGCGCTGTCACCCGCAGCGGGGCGTGTTTGTTCTTTTTTGTGGGTCTGCCATCCCGCACAAATCAGTCGCGTTCCTTCGACGTTGCCCTCACTTGTAGTACCGCCATAGGCCTTGTGCAGGGCTCTCGTCCCGCTTTGGTCGGTCTACCATTCATATTCTCTGTCAGGCCTCTGGTGCATCTGCTCTGACATCATCCGGCAGCTACCCGGAAATGGCGGAACGTGAATGACTCGAACATTCGTAGAGTTACCCCTAACCACGGATTAGCAATCCGGTGCCTTACCAACTCGGCCAACGCTCCGTATTCTTATTTTGGCAGGAAGGCAAGGACTCGAACCCTGATCGCACGGTTTTGGAGACCGGCATGTTGCCATTACACCACCAACCTGTATTGCCCGATAGTCCGTCTCGCGGAGCTTTAATCTGGCCTGCGGCTTTCATAATCCCCTGCTGCTACCTACATCAATCGCCTCGGTGGGACCGAAGCCTTCGGTACAAGGCAGGAATCAAAGCCAACAGTTCTGTATTGTGCCGATTTCCCGGCGTGCGTTCCCAGTACGCACGTTGTTCCGGTTCACGGCTCTGCTTTGTTTCATCCAACAACCGTAGCGCAAGCACGGTCAGCAGACGTGTGGATTTACGAAAGGAGGTGCTTCGATGCAAACACTGCAGCACAGCCACTTGGTGGAGGCTCATGAAAGACTCGAACTTTCGACATCACGGTTAACAGCCGTGCGCTCTAACCAACTGAGCTAATGAGCCATATACCCGCTTGCGGCATGGACCCTGCGGGTGTCGGGTCTGCACCGTGCCGCTCAGCCCCGCTTCTTCTCCGTCTATCTGCGGGTATCTCCCGAGTACGCGTCCTCGGCGGTCAGATGTGCTGGTGATCTCTGCGAGACTTGAACTCAGCATTACAAGCTTGAGAGGCTTGCGTCCTATCCTTTTAGACGAAGAGACCATGTGGTGGAATCGTAGGGGCTCGGACCCTCTGCCTCCTGCTTGCAAGGCAGGCGCTCTCCCATTTGAGCTACGACCCCATGTGGTGATCCCAGCCGGATTTGAACCGAGCATTGCCAGCGTGAAAGGCTGGTGACCTTGCCTGTTAGTCGATGGGACCTTGTGGTGGAAGAGACAGGATTCGAACCTGTGTAGGCAGTGCCAACGGATTTACAGTCCGCCGCCATTGACCAACTCGGCCACTCTTCCATACTGGCGGAGCCGGAAAGACTCGAATTTCACATACGAGGGTCAAAGCCTCGTGTCTTACCCTTAGACGACGGCTCTTTGTGGCGCTTCGCTGAGGTGCCGACCCCCATGCCCTCATCGGGCACCCTCTGCTTTCGAGGCAAGGACCGGAGCCGTCCGGCATAACGAAGCATCTGGCGCAGCGTGAAGGGATCGAACCTTCGCAGGCTTCTCAACCTGGCTTCCGCTTTCCAAGCGGGCCCATTACCGCTCTGGCAACACTGCATCTGGCGCGGAACGGAGGTGCCGACCCCCATAGCATCTCTGCTACCCACGGTTTTCAAGGCCGCAGCCGTCGCCGGACGGCATCATTCCGCGTATGAAAAAGGACTGATATTGCACCAGCACTGTCAGGAGTCGAACCTTCGAGTTCGCGGAATCGAACACGCTCTTCACAGTCCTTGGTCCCGGACCGTCCGGGATAGCGTTGAAGGCTGATCGGGCACTTCTAAACGCTTTGTGCCATCCAAGGTGTATACTCTCACGATGACTTGGGACATACCGAGTCCGTTTTTTGCGAGCACGGTGACGCTCCGTGGGATGTAACCCCGCCCCGGCATCTGATTTCGCCCGTACAGTCCTTGCGTCAACAGACTGTGTTGTGCCACGCTCAGATGAGACGTATTGGCAACCCTGACGGGACTTGAACCCGCGATCTTCGGCGTGACAGGCCGACGTGTTCACCAACTGCACCACAGGGCTGTATTGTGCGGTTTCCCTTCTTAGATTATCTCACTCGCGCCCCAGCCTGCGCACGACCGTTCACGCGCAAGGAGCTTTCAGAAAGGCCTTTGTTATTCTCTCTCAGGCACACCGACAAGCTACTGAGATCATTCGGGAGCTGCCCGACCTTATGGTCGCGGCGGTTGGATTCGGACCAACGACCTCTGCCTTATGAGGGCAGCGAGCTACCACTGCTACCACGCCGCAATATTGGAAGCTTTCGGTTTTTCATGCCGGGGTTTACCAACCCGTATCGTTTATTGTTCCGAGAGCTCTGCAATCCGCTTCTTGCACTTACCGGCGAAGGGATTGTTCCCTGCGTATTTCAGCAGGTGCTTCCAGTCTGCAAGGCCAAGCTTGTCCTCGTAGGCGTTCATCTTGTCGATCACCGCATCTTTCTCCGGGCCATCTGATTCGATGTCACTGAGATAGAAGTTCAGTTTGATGTACGCCTTGCACTCGCCGGACGGAGCGTCTTCCAGATACTTCTTCCAATGCGGGTTTTCCACAAAAGAAGAAACGGATTCATTCAGTTTTTCAATATCGATCTTAGCCATCGTTATCGCCCTCTATCGGATTTGTCTCCGGATTGTAGTGCTTATTCAGAATGGTCTTTCCGGTCTTGCAGTTGTAAATCGACTTCTGGTTATGCTTGATCGCAAAGTCCATCGCCGTTTTCTCATCCGGGCAATTGAACGAAACTTCCGGATTCCCGTAATAGCCGATGTAGACATCGCTGGACTTGAGTTCGTGCTTCGTAATGGCACACATCTTGGAATACGTGTCGTCATCATAAGCGCCGTACTCGTCGCCGATCTTCAGGTTTTGGTGGAAGGTAACGCAGAACCCTTCGGTCAGGTCAAGCCTTTCTCCGGTTGTTGCGCTGAAGGTTCCGTCTTCGTCCGCCTTGAAGGTTTTTACCTTGTTCAGGACGCCCCTGTATTTTGAGGCTTCCTTTGCGACATCGGGATGCGACGCCATGTACTTGTCAGCAAAGCCCTTGCTTCCGGACGGTCCGTCAAGCTCGATCCTCGATTTTGTAACCGTCTTTGCCGAGCCTGCCGCATTCGACGCTGGTTTGCTCTCGCTCTGCCTTGATGGTCCGCCGTTCCCGGAGGTGAACTTTCCGTCCTTCGCTCTCGGGTGTTTGTCTTCTTCCCACCGGTTTCCGTCGAACCGTTTGCCTCTCGCTGCAAGTCTCGAATCTACCCGTTTATGATACCTTCGGATCGCTCTTTTGTCAATCATCGTGCTCACCTCAAAAAAGGAAAACGCGGCTTCTCTCAGCCGCGTTCAATTACTATCTCGGAGTGTATCTACACTTTCTCCATCATAGTCATTTTAACACGGCAAGGTGTCACTTTCATGAACAAAGAGTGAACTGTGCAGCTTTCAGAAAATGCTTTTCGGTTATGTTTGAATTATACACTAAAATTAGACATACGTCAACCCCAAAATCACACTCTCGCGCTCTGAACTCTGAGGCTTTTTGTGCCGTCCGGGTTTCTGTGCATCTCATCGTTTCGGATTCTTTGGAGACGTGCTTCGGCGACATCGATGTTCCATCCGCAGCGCTCGCACACGAAGTCATCGCAGCCGCCTTCCGCCTCTTCCTTGTCTCGTTTCAAGATGCACTTTCCGGCAGTGAATTCCCGAATGCTTTCCTTCCCATATATGATCTCGGTATCCTCGCCGGACTCCCACCGGAGCTTGATGTTTCCGTTTGGAAGGACCTCTTTCACGTATCCGATCTTCCCGGAAGGAAACCCAAAGACCTTGATTGCTACCACTTTGGTGCCTTTTTTGTACACCATTCTCAATGTATCGAGTGTGGCTTTGTCAAGGCGTCCGACGACCGGATCTCGGCTGGTCTCTGTTTCGGTCATGTTTCGCCGCCCTTCGCTTGCAGATCCATCTCCACAACCGTCATGACAGCATAGTTGGCAAGGTCAATCAGGGTGTCCCTGACGCTTTCGTCATTGACTTGCTGGCGCCCCTTGATCAGAGCCTTGTATCGATTGAGCTTGTCGCCCATCCGGATTGCCGCCATAACCGGGCCAAACTCCTCATAGCTCTTGCCGAAAGAATCTCCGTAATCAGAATTCTTTCTGCTGTAAAGCTCATTCAGTTCCTTGCAGACCTTAGCATGCTGTTCAACTTTGGTCATCTTGGTTTCCTCCATCGGTTTCATTTTCTCGTACAAAAATCTCTTCGCAGTCGTGCTTCATGACGTCCAGGACCATTCTGAAGGATTCCAGTTCATCGTCGCCGGCTGCAAATATGGACCAGCCTCGATACATGACTTTGAAGATGTAGCCGTTCTCTTTTCTCGGGACGCTTTTTCTCGGAACATCCCAACCGTCTTTTTGAATGACGGCCCCCATTCTGACGATTTCCCTCTTCAGACGCTTGGCAATCTTTCGCCTCATCTGTCCGTCCTCCTCAATTCAGATAAACCGTCGGGTCCGGCTCGCCCGTGTAGATCGCCTCGGCAATCTTTTCATTTAAACGCTGGGAAAGCTCAGCCGGTGTGTAGTTCCATTTGTCTGCACCCAAAGACAAAAGGAACGTTCTGACGGAGCCTGCCCACCCCAAGCCGAGACTTGACATGTACCGGCTGACAAAAGCCTCGCTTTCTTCCAAATTCAGGCGGGTGATTTCGTGCTTGACCGCAAAGCGGCGAACAAGAGCATCATCCAAAGAGTCTGGGCGGTTTGTCGCGGCGACCAGAACAACATGATTCGGGAGTCTGTCCATGTTCTGCAGAATCGTAATGAGCACGCGCTTTATCTCTCCGGACACACCGCCGTCATCCCGTCTTTTGGAGCCAATCTGATCAATCTCGTCCAGAACGAGGACGCACGGCTGCGAGTTGGCAAACTCGAAGACATTCTCCAAGTTCTGACCCGTCTTGCCCATGTAGGAGTCGATCAGTTGTGTGATGCTCACATAGAAGAACGGAAGCCCAAGCAAGATTGCAGCGTACTGCGCGAAGGTAGTCTTACCGGTTCCGGATTCTCCATGCAGAAGAACCGCATTGGTGTATCTGATTCCAAGCTCAGCGAGCTTCCCGGACACCTGATACATCTTCTTGATGTGTTCGATTACCGTTTTCTCACGCGGAGAAAGATAGTACCTGTCTGCATGAAATCCGAAAGGGGAACTGCTTGTCCGAATAACCCCCTTCAGGTTATATGGAATCTCCGGTCCGGCTTTGTCCTGATCATCCATCTTCTGCAAAATATTTTCGCAGAACTGGGCGTCTTTTGCCGTGCTGTTCGTCCGGAGAATTACCTGAGCATAGGCCTTTGTTTTGGGGAGGTCGTTCGCCGAAATCGCGCGAAACAGATTCCGGTAATACTCATTCATTCTTTTCTGATTCCTCCCGGATGGAAGAAAACATTTTGGAGAGATCCACGTGTTTTCCTGTCTTGGTTACGCCGTCCGTCTCAAAATAGCAAAACGTCTCTCCATCGGAATTGATGCCGGAGTATGTTTTGCATCCGTCATTGTTCTTGATCTGCGTGACAATATACTTTGCGTCACCTTCCGCAATGACCTCATCTCCGACCCGGATCTGTTTGTCGTACTCCTGAAGCTTTGCCAGAGCCTCGCTCGGAGTATACCGTTTGAAAACCTCATAGTCGCATTCGACGTCGAACAGTTCTCGCAGGTCCTTTGTCGGAATCGTTCCACCATCTTCCTCCGGCGTCACAATGATCGTGGCAATATCCCACGCCGCCAGAGCGCCTTCGACGTTTCCGTCCCGGGTGCCTTTCTGATAGGCTGTCAGCTTCAGCTTTTTGGCCCATTCGCCGTTTTCATCGAGCAACCGGATTTCTGCCTCAGCTTTGCCACTTTCATATCCTTTCTGGTAGGCGATTTCTTCCGCGTTGGCGATACACTCCGCTTTCTGAATTGCCGCGTCCAAGCGGCACTTGAAAGCTCCGAATACGGCTCTGACATTCTTGTATTCTTCCTTCAACTTATCAATATCCGTCATCGTGTCATTCCTCCTGACAGTCCGTCATAGTGCATGCGGACAAGCCGCATCATCAGTTCATTGGCCTTATCCGTGTCCGGTCGCTTCGGAAGCGTCGTCTCCTCCACCGCCTTTTCAAACCGCGCCGTGTAATCCGCCAGAAGCTCGTCGAACTCAGCAGTCGGCGTGGTCTTGTCTTCTTTCAGGTACTTCCCGTTGCGGATGTCCATGAGAAGGTCGTGCTCCGCCTCGCGATATGTGACGATCTTGTGGGATTCCAAGATGTCAATGCCCATCATGTACAGGCGCAGCAGGTGCATCATGTGTTTTGCCAGTTTGCTGTGCTCCACGGCCTTGCGGTTGCGGGAACTGGACTTGTAGTCCAAGTGAACGTTGTTGATCTCGTTGGTTATGCTGGCAAACTTGTCAATCGGCATAGACTCATTGATGGTCAGAACCGGCACGCCGTCCACCTCGTCGATTCGGATGTTTTGCAGGCCTTCCCTTTTGCGGATAGAGCTCAGCGTTTTGGAAATTGACCTGACCTCGTTCGAGACTACCTGATCGTTGGCCCGTCCGGACTTGTTCATCAGGCGGTTCAACTGCGACTTTGCATAGTTTCCGAAGGTGTAAGCCGCGTGCTTGGACAGAAAGATTTCCGCGTTGTCCACCAACATCTGTCCTTCTTCGGTTTTGTACAGGTAGTGCTCCGGCCTCAGCCCGAGAATTTCAATCACGTTCGGATTGCACTGCAAAAGCAGATGCATCATTTTCTTCAGGCTGTAGATTGTGATATCCGTTCCCGATGGGCAGTACTGCTCTGACACAGGACGGCATCCGATAAACTCATCCAGCGGATTCATGTAGATCCCGCGAATATCCACGTCTGAAGTCGGCAGATTCGTCCCGTAAGCGATACTTCCGCCGTAGCCGATCAGCATTGGCTCGCATCGATAGAACATTTCCCTTGTCTGCTCTTCCGTCATGTCCCGGATCACCGGGACCTCTTTTCCTTTCTTCGTAGCTATCACCTCACAAGTCTCCAAGTATCTTTTTTCTCAATTCCATGCCCTCTTCCGTCAGGACGTTCATCAGCATCGGATTCTCAATTCCGGCCTCATAAGCCCATTTGAAGAAAAGCTTTCCGCCGCCCCTTGAACCGCCGCACAAGAGCATCGTATCCGGATTCTTTGGAAGAGCCAGACCGGCTGCTTGACAGGCTCTTTCCAGATATTGCCTTTGCCGCTCCGTCAGCCAGTTTACAGGTCGTCTATGCTGAATACGATTCCGATACAAAACAGTTCTCCGTCTTCGTAGATATTGAAGGTCTCGTGCGGGATGTCCGTCTTGTAAGACCAAGACGCCCCAGATTCCGGATCGCACCAAATCGCAGTAATCAATTTGGCTTCCTTCTTTGCGGCTTGGTAGAACTCGCACCTGTCGTTGCCGCAATCCGGACCGCACCAAACGCGGTCTTTGGTGACATGGAACCCGCCGCCATCGTAGCAGGACACCTCGTCATCGATTGCCCCTTCCAGTTCCGCGCAGTCATCTGAGTACCCGTAGACGATCACAAGTCCGCTGGCCTTCGCCGCAGCTTTGTCGTCCGAATCTACCTCCATGCCGTATTCCCGACCATTGAGGATTTCCGCCATCTCTTTTGCGGTCATATCAGTTCTCCTTCCATCATGGGAGCTCCGCAGTTGGAGCAAAACTTTCTCGGCGTAGGATCTCCATCTTCGGCAGCAACAACCGGAAAGTTGAATCCGCATTCCGAACACCGAAGGTGTGGAGTCCATCCGTCTGTGTTATAGATCCATGTTCCCTGCTTTCTGTTCGCCAGTTCGTCAATCTTGTTCGCGCCGTTCGTCGCATACAGATGGATGCAGTTGCTCATTTTGTCGACCTGATCCACCGCTCCTTCTGTATACGGGAACATATTTGCCAGCCATCTAAGCGACTTTGCTTCCGGAATTTCCATCACTCACCCCTCGGCTCATCCAAGAAGGTTGCGGCTCCATCCGCCATATTCAAGTAGAAGGCCAGAGGGCTTTGGGCGTAAACCTTGCCAACATTGTTCTTGTCGGCTTCGGTAAAGCTGCCCATGTGAAACCGGATCGCCTGAGCCTCTTCGTCCGTCAGATTCATATAGTTTCGGATCAAATAAACGCTCTTCTCGCCGTGACCATAGATGAATTGCTCGCGGATCGTGTAGGTGGGAACACTCTCCCAGATGAACTCTCCCCTGTTATCGCTCTTTCTCTCTTTCGGAAGTGCGTTGCGGACAACCTCCTGGTCGTAGTTTTTCTGGTTTTTCCAATCCATCTCATAGAAGCCGGTCTTACACAGGTCGTGCAGCAGCGCAACAATCGCGATTGTCTCTTCGCTGTAAGGATTGTTTTTGCCGTACTCACAGTCAAGGAACATCTTGAGTCGGTTGTACACGTTGATGCTGTGCTGGCACAATCCGCCCGGTTCGCAAAGATGGTACTTGCTGCTGGCCGGAGCACTGAAAAAGTCCGTCTCGTTTTCCAGCCAGTCATACAGCGCCATAGCCCCATCTCTTTCGATGTGATCATAGATCATGCTGAATTCGTCTTTCGCTTTCTGGATGTCTACCGCCATCTTGTCTCTCCTTTTCTGATTAATTGGTGCTTCCGCCGAGATTCGAACTCGGAAACAGACGGGTTTGAGCCGCCCCTGTCTACCGGTTGCAGCACGGAAGCGCGTGGTGTGCCCGGAGAGATTTGAACTCTCAATCCTTTTGGCGTCCGATCTTAAATCGGATGTGAATACCAGTTCCACCACAGGCACATATATGACAGTTCTGGATTGTGCACCATCCAGAACTGTTTGCCGGTCAGACCGTTCAAAACTGACCGGCGCTTGCAGGCAGAAGGCGTTTCTGATTACTCACAGGCCCCTATCACGCCCTGTTCATCTTCTGTAAGGATTTTTGGGAGGACCCGCTTTCTGTCTTTACGTGTCCGCGTCATGCCTGCGGTTCGCGGTGCTTTAAGTTATTACGTTTATTATTTCTCCACCCCGACGATGAAAGGACAAAAGGTCGTCAAGGGCGCACCCTCCGGTTTTTCTTACTCTTCGTTTTCTCCACGCAGCTTGTCTGCGCACTTGTTGCAGACGAACACATTCTGGTGCCTGATCATAAACGCAGCGTTGATATCCTCGTCGTCAGCAAACCTGTGTCCGCAGTTGAAGCATTTGCAGAGCTTCTTCATCTTGCCGTCTCCGCCGAACACTTCTTTACGCTGTTTTACAAACTCACCGTACTTTCCCCAATACTGTATGGAAGAAATCTTGTAGGTCTTCGTAACTGTTTTACTGATCTCCATTTTCATAGCACACCTAAATGACTTTATCCTGCAGGATCTCGGCATTTGTCTCATCGAACACTACAACCGTGTGCGGGTATACATCGGTAGTGGTAGTTTTCCACCCGCACTCGCATTGGTATACGTACTGTGGAGGATATGTCGTCAGGAATTGAGAATACTTATCGATTCTCTTTCCGCACTTGTCGCAGTATAAGTTGACCTGATACTGCTCAATAACCTTAGCCTTCTTTACCACCGGTGAACCTCTCCCATCTTGCAGCGATGTCCCTCAGATCCCGCGTCAGGAACTTCTTGGCCGTCTTCTGCATTTCTACCGGGACCGGGTAAACCGCCTCAGCAATACCACCGGCAATAGCAGCAATCGTATCGCTGTCGCCCCCAATAGAGATGCAATTTCTAATGACATCCTCAAAGTCAGTTCCTTCAAACAGGCAAGTGAAAGCCTGCGGCATGGTAACCTGGCAGATTTCTTTTCCATGCTGGCCCTGCGTCTCCTCTCGAAGCTCATTGACGGTTTTGTCAAGCTTGTAGTAGTGGTCGTTGATATAGCTCTCGACCTGACTCAGCGTGCTGCCGGTCTTGAGCATCACCTTTGCGACCGCCGCAGCCTCCGCGCCCTTCATTCCTTCCGGATGATTGTGCGTGATCTCCGTCACAGCGGCAGACAGTTTCTTGGCTTCCTCGACGGACTCCGCAATATCTCCAACGGCAGAAATGCGCATCGCGCTGCCGTTTCCGCAGGAATTGTACGGAATCCAGATCTCCGAGAACATCCATCTTGCGAATCGTCCGCCGTACCCGGCACGAGGATAGCGCCTGCCGATCTCGTGCATTGTCCGCGCGGTCACGTTCGGGAGATCCTTGTAGTTGTTCTTTCTGCTGCGCATCAGGCTTTCAGCCACCGCCAGAGTCATCACGGTGTCATCTGTAAACCGGCATTCCTCCGTGAAGAACTCGAACTTCTTTGTATTTGTGTTGTGGAACTCGAAACGAGATCCAACGATATCTCCGATAATTGCTCCAATCACAGTTTAAATCAGTCCCCTTCCCTTTCAAATTCTTGCCTTTACTCCATCGATCCACGTCTCCGTGTTATCGATAATCGCCTGAATCTCCGGAAGATTCTCGCCAGTAACCACAAGCCCCTTCAGGCTCGCAATCCGCTTTTCCAGTTCCTCGACCAGATCCGCCGCGCTCAGATCTTCGTGAACCTCGCAGAACCGGTCATCATAACTGGACCATCCGTCGTACCAGTACCCCTCGCCGTCGAACTGCCGGTGAACGAAGTCACCCTTGATCTCCTTCCGAAACTTCGGGTTCGGCGGTGAATAAATCATCGTGCCGTGAAATGCCCAGATTCCATCCGCTTTGATCATACCTTTACCTCCTCCAATCCAGCGGCGGATACTCGGCCAGATCGATTTCTCGCTGGCTTTTGCCACCCCATTCGTCCTCGTCTTCTTCCTCTTCATCGTCAATCGGCTTATCCTCCGGGCCCGTGAATTCAAGGCAATCCCACTCGTTTTCCTCCGTGAAAAGATTCTCGTGGCTTTCCAAGTAATCCATGACCATCTTCGTCAGGACCGCCAAGCTGCTCTTGTAAGTATCGTGCCACTGCACCTTCCACATGGCCTTGATTGCTCCGGCAAGCTCTGTTCCCGGATAAGTCTCGGCAACAAATCTCGCTGCCGGATTGACATACTCAGTGTCCCAGTCTCCGCCGACCATTTCGCCGTAGCTGAAATACCGGAAGACGATGATTCCGACCGCTTTCAGCAGTTCACCGGCCTTTGTTTCGGCTGGCTCTTCCATCGGCGGCACATCCTCAGAGTGGTACTTGTCCCAAAACCGGTCATCAAGCCCGCTCTTGATTTCTGTCGGTGTCCAGATCATCGTACCCCCTCCGTTCATCATCTTTTGAACGCTTCAAAGCATCTTCCCAGCAGAAGAAAAGCGGCTTTCGCCGTCATGCATACCAGCTTCGATACATCTTCTCGCCGTTGTAGTGGTGAGCGTCCTCGTAGCTCGAAATCTCAATCAGATCGCCCTCTGGCCTGTTGTCTTGATAGTAGTTCTTGACCTTCCGGCGAATCGGCTTCGCCTTCTCATCCGCCACAATTGTTCCCGGCATCGGGAGCTTGAAAGAGATGTCCTCAGACATTCCGCTTACCGCGTGGACCTTGTTGACCGGAAGACGGCACGGCTTGACCGTCACCATCGAAGCGCCGTTCAAGGCCACAACCTGATACAGGCTGATGTTCGTCTGTTCATAGCCCCAAGAAGAAGCCAGAATGTCGCCGACCTTGAATGAATGATTTGCAGCTTTCGCCATTGTCAATCTCCTTCCTCCCGCCGCAGCGGGAACAACCCGTTAGCTCCACTCTCAGCATCTACAGTATACCAAAAAGCATCCGGATTTTCAATTGACAATATGTACAAATATTAGTGCCTAAAACTATATAAAATTTACAGTATGACGGGGCTTATATATGCCTGATCATGTGCATCTGCTGGAAGCCTTGGTTGTTCATGTTGCGGTACCAGATCATGCTCTTCCAGTATTTCCACTCGCTGATCTCCGGATACTGGAAGGCGGTCCACATTCGCCGCATCTCGTTTTCCGGTATCTGCCTGTATCTCTTGGCATTGTTTTTCAGGCAAAGGTCCAGATCCGCCTGTATCACGATGAGGTGATGGTCAAAGTCCGGGAAGAATTCGATCAGTTGGTTTCGTCCAGAGAAGGACGGACAGTTTGTGTCAAGGATTGTATCGACTTTCTCCTGCTCGGCAATATGCAAGGCCCGATAAACTGCCATCCAGACATCAAACTCATTGCTGTGGTTTCGCTCGTCTCCGTTGAACAGTTCGTAGAACTGATCCGGATTGAGGTATCTGAGTTCCCTCGTTTCGCAAAATCGCTTTGCGAACGTCGTTTTCCCGCTGCCGCTCATGCCGCACATGACAAAGAGTTTCGGTTTATCGGCCATCACACTTCCCGCCTTTGATCTTCCGCAATCTCTATCAGCCGCTTGTCGATAACGGCCTCAATTTCTTCTGGCGTTCCAAGGGCCTTGTATCTCATCAGGAGGTCTTCGTATTCTTCTCCGTCGCTGAAATAGATTCTGCTGTTGTCTTCCTGTACCAGTTCCAGCTCAATGTCCGTGATGAGTCCGTCACCGGTGCCAACAACCTCGATATCCGGGTCCGCTATCAGCATGTCGCGAAATCTGAAAGAGATTTCTCTCGGTCTGCCGGTTGCTCCGCCGAACTCGTTCTTTTTCAACAATGCAATCAGTTCTGTCGTTGTCATGGTCCGAAAACCTCCTCGCTGCTTCTCTCTACCAGTTCCAACCCATCCACGGCGTATCCGCCTGTGAAACCTTCCAGAAGTACAACTTCCTCTCCGCAGGTGGTCCACGGCCACGACCGAACCTTCCAGACCTTCCCGGCGTGCTGTTCGCCTTCAAAGTACTTGTCGGTCATGCGTACCTTGTCTCCAGGCCTCAGTCCAGTCATCCGCCGTTCCTCGCTTCCAGAACAACATTGCAGGAATGTGTCAGATAAGTCGTTCCGTTTATCCGGACTTGAAGCTGATCTCCGTCATCAAAGTCTCTCCACGTCTCCACAGTTCCTTCCACAACCTTGCCGTCCGGGAGCCTGATCATGGCGTAGTCGAATTCGTAGGTCGTGTCAAACCACTGTCTGTTACTGCCGCACCCGACAAGAAAAACAGACACAATCAGCACAAAAAGTACCATCGCAAACTTCTTCATGCTCCGTCTCCTCCATCTGTTCTTTTTGATTCTCAAGATTTCGTTATGCACAAAATCGGACAAAGGCGGTTTCCGCAGGCAGCGCATCCAGCCATAGAGCACGCGTGCGGCCTCGTTTTAAGGTAGAATCCATCTCCGACAGGGTCGTTTCCGCCTGCCGCCTCAAAGACGGTTCCTACCTCGTACAGTCCGTCCTTTCCGACATACACCCAGCTATTGGTCTCTGACGTTTCCTGCTTCTCCATGCTCAAGTTACTCCTTCGGCGGCTCCGGCGTGTTCTGCCAATGGGTCGCGCTCTTTCCAGCAGATCCGTTGAATTTCTTGAAATTCGGCGCATAAGTGGCAGAAACGACTTTGCCCTGATTGGTGACGATCAGATAGGTTCCCTGTTTTTCCGGAAGGTCATCAGGATCGCTCCTCAGATCGTGCCACCGCCGCTTTTCTTCCACGTCCGCAGGAGGTAACCTGTCAATCACAGCGCACGCCGTAGGACCGGCGTAGCTATGGAAAGCGAACGCTGCCGACAGAGCGCTCTTTGCCTCGTCTTTAGAAACAAACTCTTTCATCACTTGTCATCCGTCTTTTTGTCGCGCGTCTGATTGACCATCCTGACCGTTTCAAAGGCCAGCTTGAACAGAAACCATGCAACCCACACGCAAAACACAATGAATATTGGCGAAAGCGGTTCGGTTTCCTGGAGCGAACTTGCACCGAACGACTTTGCAATGCCCAAGATAATGCTCAGAAGCACCGCAAGTACAACAATACCGCCAACGATCTCCTGCTTGTTTTCATTGATCCATTTCTTCACGTTCTTTTCCCCTTTCCGTTCTATTCAAATCTTGTCTTCTTGGTGACCCCATTCTTCATTGATAATCTCCTCGGCCACGATCACGTCAGTCAGGAAGTCAGTTGGAAGGGCAATTCCCGCCTGAATGCAAACCGCGTACTGTACTTTCGCGATGGTCTGAATGCTGCTGCCCTGTTCCGTCATGGTCTTTGTCAGAACCTTCAGAAGATTTGCAACACCTCCGTGACTCTGCGGAGTTCTCTTTCTTACGCTCAGCGCAGCGCCAGCCGCTTCGAGCGCTTTCTGTTCCTGTTCCAAGTGTTTCCTCCTTCGCTCGCCGAAGTATTTGATGTAATCGTCTCTCAGACTGTTGTAGTTTGTCATCTGGATCATCCCGGCTTTCAGGTCGCCGTCAAATCGGTCCCGAACATAACCAAGGAATATTTTGTCGCCGTTGTCATTGAAGTACAGCCACGCTTTACGGAACAGACTGCCTTTTTTCCAAAGTCCAGACCTTCCGTCTACTCCAGGGAGAAAATCAAACCGTGTGTGGTATCCCGCATTGTAGTAGAAGCCCTCCAACGGGTCTGGCGGATACTTTTCCCCTTTGATGCGGATCTTTGGAGCATCCTCGTAAACTTCTCTGCACGCCCGATATACCGCATTGTTCACAAGTTCTTCCAGCATCTTTTAATTCTCTCCAAATTTGAACTCCGGGCGTAGTACACGGAGGCGTCCTGTGTAAAACGTCCTCCCAACATCCGGGAACTCTCTCTTCACAAGCTCAATAAGCTCTTCCTGAGCAATTTTTTCCGCAATCATCCTTGTGATGTGCTGCCTTGCATAGTTTTCTGCACTGTCCTTAAAAACTTTTGCTTGATCCTCAGTCACAACGACGGTGCCGCCAAGCACGAACGCTTGGCTTTCTTTTTCTTGAATAACACCAACCGGCACATAGCTTCCATCAGCCTTTGGGAGCCGCGTAACACTGAATTCTGCACCGCACCTTTGGCACACACCGTCCTCCCCAATAAGGCCGTTGCAATAGTCACATCTGTGTTCCTTGGAGAGTTCAAAGATCGGCTCATACAATTCGTATTGTTTTCCATCTATGGAATCTGGATACACACAGTCGAAGCACCGACCATCCCAGCCTCTTTCACCGTTATGAATGCATGTCCGACATTTGCTTTTTCTTTTATCCATGCTTTTGCTCACTTTGGGTCTCCCCATTTTTCCTGTCTGGTCCAGTGACGCCCTCCATGGTTTCTGCGGTGCTCCACCTCAGCATCGTTGACTTCATCCTTGAAGTATTTGTGCAGCAGGAGCATCGGCATATCGCTTTCATGCCCGTAATCCCACATCATGAACTCGCACCAGTTTGGGCCCGTGTAATTCGGATCAGAAAGTTCTTTGTCATCCAGTGACCAAGACGGTGCCTCACACAGATCGCCGAAATTCCAGTGATCTCTGATCACCCACTCTCTTTCGGGATAATCGCTGCGAATCTCGACAAAAACGTCGGATACGTAAACTCTCTTAGCCAGACGCACCAGCCACTTGAGAAACTCTTTCTTCGTCTCTTCAAAGACCCGGTCCCTGAGATCCGCTTCCAAAACAAGAAAGTACTGCGTCTGGATCTGAAGCGATCCTCTTCTCGTTCGGCTATCATAATCTCCTAAATACCCGATCAGGTTGTTCGTGTGCATGCCGAACTCATCACTGCTGCATGACATGTCATGCCCTGCTCTCTGGATAACATGAATATGCATGTCTTTTTCTGATCCGGTGACTCTCGGAAGGTGCTCAAGGACAGTATCCAGAATATACCGCTTCTCGGCCTGTGTGCGGCCCATCGGTTCAACCGTGATCATGCCTCGGATATAGGTCCAAAAACTCATTTGTTATCCCCTCACAGCCACTTTTCAACGAAATCTCGGTCTTGTGAGAACACCGGGATCTCGCAGTCCACCGTCCAGATGCGGCGTGTCACCTCAATATTATGTCCAGGAGTCATGCGGTCAGGCATCTCCACTGTCGTATTCACACGATAGCACGCCGCTCCGCGTTTGAAGTCTGTCGGATAGTCGTTCCAGTTGATTCCCTTCTTTGTGAAGAGCATGTCTTGGATCTCGTTGCAGCTTTTCCCGTGCAGTTCGGAGTGCGAGAAGTTTGCCTGCCCCGCAGCTTCAATGCTGTTCCGAGTGGCGTCCTGCTGCCGCCAGATCAGGCAGTTGCACACCTCATCTTCCGGGACCGAGAAGCATCTGGAATCGAACAAGGCCTTGTTATACTTTGAAGCCAGAAGCATTGCCCGTCTCACAAGACCGTCTTCCGGATTCAGCACCCCGGATTCATCCTTTTTCCCTTCCAAAAAAGCCGCTGCCTTGACATAATTACTTTTTTCTCGGAAGATCCGGTTGAACTCCAATGTCGCGATTGACGCGGACACGCTTGCCATTTTCTGGATGTTATAGCCAAACCACGCATCCGTCTTGATGGTCTTATAGTCTGTCAGCACCAGCGTTATCTCATCCGACTGGGTGTACCCGAACACGCAGCCCTGAATTTCTTTGCACAGGCTCAGCATCGTTTCCTGCATCACAGTCATCAAGAACCGGTCAAAAGGCTTCTGCATTCCTTTCGTGAAGGAATGGAACGCTTTTCCGTCAAGCTAAAGGCGAACAATAACCGGAACGCGGCGCGTGAGATAGTATCTCTGTACGTTTTCGTACCCTTTCATCCTATCGCCCAGCGAATCGAATTTGTTCACCTGATCACCCCCTTATCAAAAATATCTTTAATCATATGATGATTTCTTTCTCTACAATCCGAATGGACAGTTCCGGCGTGATATACTCACTTCCGACGCTTGCGGCATCTCTGCACCACTTTGCCACGCGGTCCGACTCTTCGCGGTCGATTCCGGCAGTCCGGCAGAAGTTGAAGATCGAATAGTACTGCCAGACCTTCACCTCGGATTTATACCGTCCGATCCGCATGGAGGCGAATTTTTCCTTGATCGTCTCCGGTTGTTTTCTTGCCATCTGTTTTCCTCTCAGCTCGCATTTTCTCTTCCGACCTCGTGGACCACGGCGTCAACCCTGTCCGAATCGCCCATCACAAACACCGGCTCTAACCACCGCAGTTCCAGCACAGTTCTTCCCGGGCCCGTCCAATAGTGGTGCCAGTGCGCTCGCCTGACGTGTGGGCGCTTTGGTGTCCATGACCTTTCGTCACTGCGCTGCTCGTTTTCTCCCCTCTGTGCGTACATCGCCTCGAAGCGTTTCCCGATTCTGAAGCCAACCTCTGACATGCTGACCGCAACCTGCTTCTCTTTCCCGTTGACCGTCACTTTTGGCTTCTTGTTTTTCGAGATCTTCACATCTCGAACTTCTGCATTGGATGCGCAAAAGTACTGACATGCATTCAGAGCAAGGCGGTACACCGGCCTCCATTCCATCCGAGCTTCTTCCAGACTCCCCGTATAGAGAATCTTATCCCCGTCACGAAGCGCAGTCTCGTAGCAATCTCCATCCTTCAGGGATGTGATCCCGGTTGCAACGATTCTCTTTCCTCTCGCAGACGTTCCAACAAGCGCAATGCTGATATAAACATCTGTTTCGGCCTCAATGCCGACAGTCACCAGCAGGCATTCCACGCTGCTGAAAACCTGCGGGAACAGATCGATTATTTTCTTGTCATCGTCAAACGTCAGAGCAAAGCTCCTGAAAGGCAACCTTCTGATAATGCTCACGGAGATTGGTGCATCTTCTGTTTCGGCCAGATACCGGGCAAATGTGCTGTTCATCGAATAGATCTTCTTGAACTTGCACCAGTGATACGCGATGTACATGGACTGCACATGATTTCCAACCTCAGTCTGGTCGGCCTTTTCTCCGCCAGACGCGCTCACGTACTTCTCAATCCATGTCGTCACTTTTTCAATAAACGGCCACGGATATTCGTCCTGCAATTCGTCCGGCAGGTTCCATCTCATCGCGTCCGTTTTGCAGTCCGTAGCGAATCGGACGATGTCCTGGATCTTGTTTTGCATCAAGCCACCCTCTCATACACGGCGATCTCTGTGATCCTGACATTGCTCTTTGTCCCGAACGCGCTTCGGCGGCTTCTCTGTTCAATCACTCGGTCTGTGACATCCTTTTTGGCGGTCTCGGCGCTCTTGGCCTTCACAAACCGATCGAACTCAGCTTTGCTTTCCTTCGACCTTTTCTCGCCATCTGCCACATAGCTGACTGTCCAAGCGACCGTACCCTTCACGAAGAATTCCTTCATCAAAGCACCTCCTCAGTACCGGTTTCTGGCCTCACGAGCCAGATTCTTTACCGCGTTCGCAATTCCCTCTTCAATCGTCTTCACGTCGCAGAACAGTTCGTCATCTCCGACGAACGAATACGCACGAAACAGACCGTTCGGGTCCTCCCCGACAATCTCCAGCGACTCCTGCCGCTCAATCGCTTTCAGTGTGAACTTTCCGGTTTCGCCGAGATAGTCCAGATACCCCCAGCCGATTGTGACCTCGTCCTTGTTGATTGCCGCAACCTTCCACTTCCAGTTCTTGTCCTGTTCGTCTGCCGCCTTTACCGCAGCGCGAACCGCATCCTTGTACTCGCGAAAGTCAATCACATGAAGCTCCTTTCAAGCATCCGTCAAATGCTTTTCAGCACTCGACGGTCAAAAAGAAAAGCCACCCGCCAGCATGATAATTTTACCATATCAGGCCGCTGTTTGCAATTGACAATCTGTACAATTTTTAGTGTATATTCTTGTGCATTTTTATCGGTGTGTAGAATCTTTTCCGGACCGTTCTTCCACGATGCTTGCGGCCTCGTTCGGTGTGAGAAATCCGATGAATTCTTGACCGTGCTGCTCGGCGATCTGGATTGCCTCGCGTCTGTTCACGACCGGTGTTGTATAGATGTTCAGGTCGCCGTCAAGAAAGTATGCTGTCTTCATCAATCCGCACTCAATCAAGTGTCTGATCCTCCTTCCCATTCGTATCTCGTCCAATACGTCAAGTTCCCTTCCTGATCCCACTCAAACCGTTCGACTTCGCGATCAAGACTATAGTTGTCCCCATCCAGAGGCCTCAGGTTTTTCCCGTCCCACGCGCAATATCCGAAAAGCATGCCGTTCCGGATCTCTTCTTCATCCAGTTCCGGGTTCATCCTCTCCGGATAAAATGTGCGTTCCATGATGACCGGCACCGGAGTATCACCAAGAATCTCCATCAGTTTCATTCGGACTTGCCTTCCTTAGCTCTGTCGTAAACGCCAGCAACCGAAGCAGCCATTAACGTTCTGACACATTCGTCATGCGCGTCTATTTCCGCCCATTCATCGAATGAGAAGAATGGAAAATGCCTTTCCTTGATTCTGAAATGTCTGGCCTTTTCCACTTGGTCAAATGTGATGGGCTTCTTGCACAGGTCACAGATCGTTTGCTTGCTCATTGCTGTCCTCCTCTTTGGCTTTTCTTTCCGCCTCCATCTCGAAGTAAAATCTGATCGGCTTTTCATTTTCGATGATATTGCCATAGATGACACCGATTTTGTAGATGTAGTCGTTTCTGAGCTTTCTCGGGATCTCCGCAATCCACCGGCGAAACATCTCCAGACTGTTTGCCCTCTTGTAGTGATTGCAGCTCCGGCAGGACGGCATCAGATTTCCGATGTCATCGACGCTGTCCATTCCCGGGACGTTTCCGGACGTGAAGACGAACTCCATGTCTTTTGGAATGAAGTGATCTACCTGCATGTCCTTGTAGGCAATCTCCCTTCCGCAGTAGGCGCAGCGCCCGTTGTATTTTTTATAAACCTGTTCTCTGGTTTTCTTGCTGATGCTCATAGCGCTTCTCCTTCATGGGTTCCATTTGACGGTTCCGAACGGGTTTTCCTTTGTCTTTGGCTCTCCCTTATTGCGGTCATACAGATCTTGGAGATTCGCTATGATGGAAGGAATCACCTCTACTACCTTCTGCCTGTCATTTGCCGAAAAAACGGTCTGCCACTTCGGCCTGCCGTCTCCAAGCGGCTTGTAGTATACTGCCAGATAATACCGGTCCGGCTTTGCTGTCGGATAGTGTTCCATGTCAATCTTCACTTGTCCGCAGACAGACGCGTTGTTTTTCAGTTCTTTGATCCTCTGCTCCAGTTCCTTCTTCTGCCGGATCAGATCGTCAAGTTCGTTCATGTTTCTTCCCTCCGTGGCAAATCGCACCCTCTTGTGATATCTGCCGCTAAATCATAGTAGGCAGTCTCGTCGTATGGTCCTTCCGTGTCTCCGCGTATCGCCCACAGGTCGTGAACAAACATTCCCATAGCTGTAATCAGCTTCGACGCCGCATAATCACTCATACTCGATCCTCCTTTGGCTTAAACAGACATTTCTTTGGAAACGAACGGATAAAGCCATTCTTCTTGACGCACCAATAATTGCTCACCGTCCGTGCCCCAAGCTTGTCTTTGTTGCCGTGGTGCTTCACAAAGTATTTGCACCCGGCGCAGTCACGGATGTTCATGTTTTCTCCTTCGGTTCCAGCAGTCTTCCGCAATTTCTGCACTTCTGGAATTCCTTCCCGTACAGTATTACCCTTGTGAACTTCATGGGTTCATGGAATCCGAGAAGGCACTTTATTCTCTTGAACAAGCTGACATGTTCTACCACACGATCACCAACCCATAAACATAATTTGACTCTTGCCCCAGTCGAATGTTTTATAGATCCGGACAAGTTCAAAGTATTCGTGCTCATACAGCCATGAACTGACGATGTTCTCACTGGAAATGTCCATATTGGCCGGATCGTACTTCCACCATCTCAGGTAGCTCTCCGCATGGTCCCGCATCCGTAGTTCCTGACTTCGGTCATCGAAAGGATCAACGGATTTTTCTCTCAGCAGGTCTTCATAGATCTCCACAACATGCTGTCGGCACCAGTCTATTGCGCATTTCAGGCCATCGGGGTCTATGATAATCGCGCCATAGTCCGCATACTTTTTGTTGAGCTCATCGGAAGTGAACAGGCTGTCACCATGTTTGTACATATTATTGGCATTCGGATAGTACTTTCCAAACTCGAAGAGCTTTTTCCCGATATCGTACAGCCGGACATAGCTGTCTTCATCTTCGCTTCCGTCTGACACGCTGTCCGGAGCCTCGGTCTTCACAAGCGTGACAAGCTCTTCTTTCGTTTTGCACTTTCTGATCTTACCGACCAGTTCTTTGTCTACTGCGTACAGGTAGTGTCTGTAGCCCATCACTCAGCCCTCCTGTTCCAACGCTCAATCGTAATCCCTTCCGGGTCTTCATCGCCAATGTAAAACCACACATTACAAGCGGGACAGCCGGTTTCCTCGCGATAGATTTCGTCAAGCACATCAACATAAGCGCCATTATCGTCAATGGCTGGGATCACTTCGATTTCTGAGTGATATTCCGCTTTACCGCCACAGAATGGACAGCGTTTCAATTCTTCCACTACTCATCCCTTCTGTATAAGAAAAATAGCCACTATAACGACAAGAGCAAGAAGAAAACTCAGCGCCCAAGTAATCAGTGCCGTTTTAAAACCATATACCGCACAACTCACTCCAATCAAAAGCGCAAATACAAGAACGAGAATGATGATTCCAATAATCCTCTTCATGCACTGCCCTCCTTACTCGCCGGGATGATGGTGGAAGCGTTTTCAATGATGCTGTATCTGACCGCCCTTATATCTTCGTCATCGTCTGTGCAGACAAACTCGCATTTCTTAAAGAGCGCATTCCGTTCTATCAAATCCCCATGCGGTTCCTGGACGGGGACGGCGCAATTTTTCATCTCCTCATTCGGAAAAACCATTGGTTGTCCATCACCGTCAATGCGCACCGGATAAACACTCCCATCGCTTTTTATCGCGATTATCAGAACCTCCGACTCTGTTTTCGGCATCTCCGTGTTAGGCAGATAGATTCCCATTCTTTCGCTCCCTTTCCAAGATTTCATCAATCGTTCGGCCTCTCTGAATACAGTAAGTTCCTTTATAACCACCTTGATACTGGCATCCAGCGCAGTCTTCTACTGTATCGGATATGCAGTTTCTCAGCCGCTTAATCAGGTCTTCCATCACTCGCCCTCCTCTTCCTGTTCTTCGGATTTGCACCGCCTGTATTCCAACGCTATATCACAGCATACGCAGCTCGGGAAATGTCTCCTAAACGGGCAATGCGGGTCACACAATGCAAGCCATTTTTCACTTTCTTTCATACGGCCTCCCGTGCTTGTCGCAATCGCGCCACTCTTTCCCATCCCAACAGCGATAGCCGCAAGCCGTAGGATAAGGGTAAAATTCAATAACTTCGTAGTAATGAAACATTTCAACCCTCCTCTGCCGGTATAATTGTTCGGCACTTCCCGATTTCCTCTTTGATCTCTTTCGCCAGTTGAACATACAACGCCACGAAATCTTCCGGAAGCGCAAGCGACGAAATCGTTTTTATTCCATTGTCAAGGCGTGCGAAGAACTCGCTTTCGTCGATAAGCCGCCCATGATGATTGGGGACGCTGATGAAAGTATCTTCGTTTCGTCCGGTGATCTTCACCCCGTTTTCTTCGTGGATGATCACGCCGTCCGATCCGAGAACAATGCTTACGCCCTTGCCTTCTGATATGTCAACATTCGGAAAGTACAGTCCCACGCTTATTCCTCCTTCTGGCAATTCTGTATACTTTCGAGCTGCCGGATGATATCGTCTATCCTCCACATCATTTCAAGTGCAAACCAATCCGAAGCGGTCATGTTTTCTCACTTTCCGGGATGATCGCTTTAACGATCCCCTGATTCTTTTCTATGATGTGTGCAACCGTTACTTCAACTTTTTCACCATGTGTGTCAATTAACGAAATCGGTGCATCCGCATCGATCATCCGCCCATGCGGTGGGACGGGGACGGCTTTTTCTTTCAGAGGCACCCATGTAAGATCATCATTTCTGTGAATCTCAACTATCCCGCCAGGTCCAATAGAAATCAAGGTTGTTTCCTTCGGCATCTCCATGTTAGGTAGATAAATTCCCATGTTCATTCCTCCTCACTTGAGGGGATGACGGTGGGGGCGTCTTTGAAATAATCGCAGACGATTTTCACAAACGGGTCGCTTGCGATGCCATCTCGCTTGATTTTCTTTGTCAGCGCGTCCGCATCGATCATCCGCCCATGCGGTTCTTGGACATTACAAGCTTCAAGCGCGAAGTGCTCTCCAATGACGAACACGTTGCCGTTTCCCTTCACAGCAAACTCGATCATTTCGTTTGGATCTTCTGGGAGATAGATTTCCTTTATGTATATTGCCATCGCTTATCCTCCAACTTTTATTCCATAACTGCAATATTGATCATCTTTCGTTCTGATCGTCCCGTATCTGCTCCAACTGTCGCACAATCCGCTTTCGTGGTGATTGATACGGACACTTCCCGGAAGTTGAAATATGAATTGCAGTTTATGCACTTTACATCCAGCCTTCCCACATTGTCGCCAACGAGATGTCGCATATAGTTTCCATTACCGCAGTTCGGACAAACGATATTGCACGGTTCAAGTGTCATCTCGCAGTCTCCTCTTCAGATCGCCCGCGCACCGATTGCACAAGACTATGACCGAGTCCCTTGTATTGTTCCAGTTGGCAAAATGGATCTCGATATCCGCCTTCTCGGTGCAGCAATTACAGGACCTTGCGGACAGATCGTTCACCGGTGTAACGCTTACCATCTGTTCTCATTCCTCCAATCGGTCCAGACTTTCTCTCAGTTCTCTGAGCCACAGATTTCGTGAAGCCGTTCGCTGCTCCTCTTCTTTGACTTGCTGCTCATAGCGTCTTATATCATATTCGCAGTACTTGATATGTGTGCTCAGCCATTCTTCGTTCGACTGTTTGACGGGTTCTTCCGTGAACTTATCCATCTGTTGCAGGTCTTTCAGACACATATTTATCTGATCAAGAGCGAAAATCTTCACTCCTTCATGGTCCTGCGTGGGCGGAGTCCACTTTTGAACGCCATCCAGAACGGATAAGTAGGCCTGACGTTTTTCTTCTCTTTCTTTCAGTCCCGCTTTCCATCTGTCTACGCGTTTTTGATACTCAGCCTCATTAGCTGCATGCACCTCGTCCTGCGACATGGCTTTCAGTTTCGAGAGCTCCGTTTTGGCATCTTCAAGCCAGAGCCGGTAAGTGTCATCCCCGTTGAACTTCTCCGGGATAGGTTCCGACAGTGGCTCATCCCTCATTTCAACGCACGCGCCGAATGCTCTGGCACACAGCAAAAGAAAACCCTTTGCCGTTGTGATCTTTCCGTCCTCGATGAAGCATGTATATCCTGTTGCCATTTTTATTCTCCTCCCGTTGACGCGATTACCACAGGCCTATAAGCCGAGTGATGACAGCCGTGATCGCCGCAGCCATGATGACGAAGTTCATTGCTGGGATCGGCTCTCCCTTAACCAGTTTTGCGAAGTTGATAGACCCAAACCAAACGGTCACGAAAATTGCAAGAACGAATAAATAAGCCATGTTTTTACTCCTTAATTGTCATTTGAAACATTGTTTCTTTGGATCTCACGAATCCACACTTCTCATATACGTGGATTGCTCGCTCGTTGTCTGATCTCACCCAAAGTGTCTGAATCCCGTATCGGGCAATCAGGCTTTTGACCACCCGCGTCCCATATCCCTGATTCTGATACGGCTCGAAAATGGTCAGTCTGGACAGTTCTTTTTCATTCGGTTCGATCTCTGCGGTTCCGATCACTTTTCCGTCCACAACAATCTCATGTTCGATGTAGGTGTTCGTTCTCTTGATCTGAACAATCGGTTCATAACGGTCACGTTCAAGGCAATCGATACAAGGCCATTTATTGGATTTAGGTCCGAATTTGCAGTCTGAACATGCTTCAATACTCATGTTCTCCAGAATCCTCCCCACCATAGAATCGCCACCTCGATGATTACCGCAAGAAAGCTGGTCCAGAAATTATACGGTTCTCGCGGTTTACCATGTTTGGCCATTGAAATTCCAAGGCTCAAGGAATACAGCACTATTAACACGATTTGCGGAGTTTTCATCAGAAGCCCTCCGGATATTTCTGATGAAGAAGTACGAGACCGGCGCTCATGCATCCGCATCCAGCCGATTTGTGACCCTCAAACATCAGGTAGATTCCGATCGTTGTGAGTACTGCACCCGCCATCAACATCAATCTGTTCATCATTTTCCTCACTTTCGCAGTCTGCCCATTTTGCAGGATCTTCTGCCCTCGGCATCATTGGACTATATGCCCGCATCCTGTGCAGCCTGTATGGGCAATATTTCTTTGCAAGTTTTGTCTTTCCACATGGAATAAGATTGCATCCGTCGCAGCCTTGATATTTGCTCACCGCATCACCCCGCCAGCAGCGGTGTCATCTGCGCCGCCTCGATCACATACATGCCCGGGTTCGCCATGACCTTCTCATATTCTGCCTCGCCCTGGAAGTCGTCGATGACAGCGCGTTCCTTTTCGTCCATGTCTCTGTACTTCTTTCTTCCATAGGACGGAGGAAGCCAGTTCCGCTGCCGCGCGGCATAGATGTTCAGCCGGTCAACAATCGGCTCTGCCTCTTTCCGGAACTTGATGTGGCAGGTTCCCTTCTTGTAGAACTTGACAGTGAAGTATGTAAAGTCCAGTTCCGCTCTCTGGTTTCCGAGTTCGTTTGCCATGTGAATCACGTTATACGGGTCTCTCTGCCACCCGATTTCGCCCTTGTCAAGGTAAGTCAGGCTTCTCTCCATATCGGAGATCGTCTTCACGATATCGTACTCATCCAGCTTTTCGGCGGACCATCCGAAGGACCGGAAGCCGTTGATCGGGAGAATCACCTTCATGCCAACCTTCCACGCCTTGTTTGTTGCCCATCCGTTGAAGTAATGGATGTTGTCGTTCTGCACTTCCCGGCTCCATGAGTGCTCTTCGCTGAGTTTGGAGAAAAGCTTCATGATGGAGTCTTCGATCCCCTGCTGCAGTTGAATCTGGATGTCGTAGAAAACCTGCATGACATTGTGCTTATTGAAGTCATACTCCGCCATCTCAGTCACCTTCGAGTGGTAGTCAGCCTGCATCTGTGATGTCATCTTTTCACGAAGCTGCGGCCTGTCCAGAAGCAGATTCCAGTATTTCAGGCGCAGGCTGCGGAGATAGTTATTGACAATCTCGTTGGTCATTCCCCGGAACGTGCTCTTGCCGACCACAAGCTCGATCAAGGCCCCGTATCCGCCTTCGTCAGCCATGATATGCGGCATCAGGGCGTCGTAGGTCTTCATGAACTCAATTCCGGCTCTGGCCTCCACA